ATATAGAACACCTTGTTTTATCAATGTTTTTAATAAGTATATACATTTTGGGAATTAAATGATATTGAAATTTTTATTCAAAATGAAAATATCTTGATATAACTTTAAAAACATTGTTAATAACTTTATTTTCAACGGTTTTGAGCAATTCATACAAAAAAGATAAACATTGAATAACTTTTCAAAACAAACGAATAATTTTCAGAAAAATGGTGTAAAATTGGTGTAGTGGTGTAAGATTGGTGTAGAAAAGCCCCATACAAAACAAAAAAATATATGACAGAAAGTTGAGCGAAAGATGACACTTTTGGCTCTTTTTTTATGCGAAAATATAGGTAGAAGGAGGTTGATGGAAATGTTTTCAGATGAAGTCCTAGAGAAAATTTTCAGTCGTGAAGATGTAATGAAGATACCTCTTACTTATCAGTCCGTTATGGTTCGGGCGGTGCAGGAGGTTTTAGAGAAGGAGGGAATCGACTATGCAACCAAATCCTTATCAGAGCATGAACTATAATATCCAGCAAGCATATCCGCAGTATGGGTACAATCCATACTTTCAACAGACGCGGATGCAGCAACCGCAGATAGAACAGGTGCAGCCAGTAAATCAGCTTCAACAGCAGATGCCGCGTGGCGTAAATGGGCGCGTGGTGCAGTCCGTAGAAATGATAACGGCAAATGATGTGCCTATGGATGGTTCGGCGGCGTTCTTTCCGATGCAGGATATGAGTGCAATATTTGCTAAGTCTTGGAACGCTGACGGAACGATTAAGACTGTAATTTTCAAACCAGTAAATGAGACTGTTCCTCAAAACGAAAGCCAAAACAAGGAGAATTTGAAATTTGAACTGTCGGATGGTACGGTAGCAGCTTTCATGAATAGATTCGATGAACTGTCGGAGAGATTAGAACAACTGGAATTTTCTGTAAATAAAACTGTATCAAAATCTAGTACACAATCAACAAAGAGAAAGGCGGATGCAGAATGAAAAACTTGCTTCAATTATTTAGCGGCATAAAGAATCCGCAACAGTTTTTACAAAGCATGATGAACAATAGTCAAGTGATGGGAAACCCTATGGCGAAAAATGCCATTGATATGATGCAGAAAGGGGATGCCAAAGGCGTAGAGCAGATGGCAAGAAACCTCTGCAAAGAGAAAGGGGTAAACCCCGATGAAATAATGAAACAAATGAAAGATAAGTTTGGAATGTAAGACATATTAGAGGTTGCGCGCAAAAACCTTGGTGCCTCTTTATGAATAAAAAATAATCAATCAAAAGGAGGAATCTAATATGTTCAACTCTACAAACAATACACCTTTTACTATGCCTGTAATGCCGGCAACAGGCGGTTATGGCAATGACGGTGCTTTTAGCGATGGCGGATGGCTGTGGATAATCGTAGTTTTTGCTTTGCTTTTCGGTTGGGGCAATAACGGTTTCGGCGGCTTCGGCGGTAATGGCGGCGGCTATGTAGCAACAGCAGCTACACAGGCAGATATCCAGAGAGGATTCGACACACAGTCTATCATCGGAAAACTTGACGGTATCTCCAACGGTATGTGTGATGGGTTCTATGCACAGAACACCACTCTGATGAACGGTTTCCATAGTGTTGATAATGCTATCTGCAATCTTGGCTACCAGACACAGCAGGGGTTCAACACAACCAACGTTGCACTGATGCAGGGTCAGAACGCATTGCAGGCACAGCTTGCCGATTGCTGTTGCCAGAACAGAGAAGCAATCGCTCAGGTAAGATACGATATGGCGCAGGATACTTGTGCATTGCAGAACACGATGAACACAAATACCCGTGACATTATCGACAACCAGAACGCAGGAACAAGAGCAATCCTCGACTACCTGTGCGCTAAGGAAAACGCCGACCTGAGAGATAAGGTTCAGAAGCTGGAACTGGCTGCTTCTCAGTCAGCGCAGAACGCTTATATCGCGGCAAATCAGGACGCGCAGACAGCGGAATTGATTAGAAGAATCAACCCTATGCCTGTACCTGCGTATAACGTTCCTGCCCCTTATCCTTATTCTGGATATGGTAACGGTTGCGGTTGTGGTTGCTGATGACAGACAATCAAAATAAAGGGTTATCTTATTTAGATATGCTTACCATCCTGTCTGTGTTTTTGCAGCTTGTGACTTGCCAACAGGTATCGAATGATACGCTACTGAAAGAATTGCATAGGCAGGATGGATATTATCTGGATAAGATAATGAAAGACCAGAAGGAAATACTAAAAATGCTATCTGATATTAAATCAGACTTCGCCCGCAGCGGTTGATACAAAGAGGGTAGACAGAAGTCTACCCTTAATTTTTTAGGAGGTGTTATTTTATGGCTTGTAAGAACGTATGCCGACTTTGCGATAATTTCATTATGTCGCAGTCAGTGAATTTTACAGGTGGAAATCTGATTATAGATTTACCCGCAGGCAGTTATGCCGACTGCCGAAAAGTTTGTATTGTGGTGGCACAGAAAATCCCCGATACCACTACAATCAATGCTCCTGTTTTTATTACGATTGGCGGTGGGGCTGTTCAGTATCCGCTTATGAAACGTAATTGCAGACAGGTTGTTGCATCTGGCTTGAGAACAAGAACCAGATACAAAACCGTAGTTGAGACAACGAATGATTCTGGATTGTTCAGAATGATAGGGGAACCCTGCTGTACACCTGATAACAGGTTATCTGCTATCAACGGAGAAAGTGCCCCTGCAACAACTAGCGGAGGTGAATAATTTATGCACATTGAGAGAATGCACAAAATGATTGAATGTCTTTGCGAAAAGGCATGGTCTAAAATGGAAAACGGTCTGGAATGTGTTGATACCGCCGAAATGGGACAGGTTGTTGACATGATTAAAGACTTAAACGATGCCGAATATAAAGCGGTCATTACAAAAGCTATGCAGAAAGCAGAGAAAGAGGACGAAGAAGAAGATAAGGAAATCCTTAGGCGGTTGAAATCCGAATACTACGAGGACGGAGACAGGCGTTTCTACGACCATTACAGATACGCTGACGGTCGATTTGCACCAAAGGGCAGAGGAACACGCAGAGGATATACAGAACCGCCTTACTACTTCCAGACACCCGATATGTATCACGAATGGGATAGCAAGAGTGAAGCAGAGCGTGGCAGGGATTTAGACCGTATGGGCGGCAGAATGTACTACACCGAACCCATGATGAGCGGCTACGATAAAGCGAAACGCCACTATACAGAAAGTAAGGAAATGCACAGGGGCAATTCTCAGGCTGATAAAGAGCAAAAGATGCGCGACCTTGAAGCATACATGAAAGAACTTTCTGGTGATGTGACAGAGATTCTTTCGGATATGACACCAGAAGAACGTACTCTGTTGAAAGCCAAAATGACAACACTGTTGCAGAAAATCGGCTGATGCAAAATAGGATAGGGGTTATCTTGCCCCTATCTTTTTTAATCGGGGGTGATGGAATGGTATTCGAGATAAATGGCGTGAAATGGAGTGTTGTTTCGGTTGCGCCATCCTCAGACTGCCTGCGCCGCTCTGACGGTAGTTTTACAGTTGGCGTGACGGATAACACTACTCACTGTATTTGCCTTTCAAATCGGCTTGTAGGCGGTTTTAAGAGGAAGGTACTGATACACGAATTATGCCACGCAGTTTGTATGTCCTATAACATACATATCCCATTGGAACAGGAGGAATTTTTATGTGACTTTGTGGCTACTTATGGGGATGAAGTTTTCGATATGGTAGATATGATGGTCGGGGAAATTCGGAAAACGGCATAAAAAAGGGAGTATACCGAAATTGATATACTCCCGATTTTTGTGTAGCTTAGGATTGCAGCTTTTACGAAAGGGTGTATTGTTATTATACCATTTTGTTGAGGTCAACGCAATGGTTATTTTTTCGTCAGCACCGCAATGTTCCCCTTGCTTGTGATGTTGTAGCCGGTGGCATCCGCCACGTCACGAATTTTGATGTAGTTTATTCCGTTTTTCAGAATACGTTCTGTTTCGTGTTCCTTTCCATCAATGATAATCTTGCACTTCTCTACCACTTCTTCATCCTCCGTTCCGTAGTCGAAAACATCATTTACAAGCAACCAATGCGTGAATTTATTGCACCGCAGGGGGACTTCTCGCACGCCGTAAGCAGAGCCGTCAGCAGCTATGTAGTAGGGGTAGCCGTTCTTCATGCCTGTGTATACCCCGATATGCCCCTGCATCCAGACTAACGCCCCGATTGGCGCTTTTTCAATGGTGGAAATGGGGTTTACGCTTTTCGCTCTTTCTTTCCACTGGGTACTTCCGAGTTTCACGCCACACGCCCATGAAATCAGACCAGAGCAGTCTACGCAGACCTTCCCGATTTTCTTTCTGTCACTATTCCATACCATATTGCCATATTTGTTTTTCAGATAGTTGTAGTTTGCTTCTGTCATTACAGAGCCTTTCATGCCGTAAACATACGGTGTGCCGATTTTGGAACGGCAGAAGGCTACCAGTTCTTTTCCTGTCATTTTTTTCGCCATGTAATCATCCCTTTACAATTTCCTTGACCGCCTTGTTTTCTTTCAGCATTTTTCGCATTTCTTCCAGTGCTTCATCCACCCACAGGGAGAAGGTGTCGAACGATACCGCCATAGCAACCGCAGGGAATCTCTGCACAAACAAATCATAGGCGCGGCGCAGTTTCAATTTTCCAGTGCCGCCGCCCAATTCCTTTTCCGCCTGCATAACCGCCCATAACAGCCATTGTTTCACTTTGACGCGCTGTGTTTCGGTGGGCATATTCAGAAATCTGCCGATACACATACCAATCACGCAGGCAACCGCCAGAAGTGCCACCACTAAGTACCAGTTTTCCATTAAGAATGTAATCTGTCTCATTTCATCATGCCTCCTTTATGCTTCTACCTTTTCCCATCCGCTAGGGTATTCTGTCGGGCTCCATGTATTATTATCGATAAGAGAACGATACACCGCGCCATCCTCCGTGCAGCAATTTCCCTTCATGTAAGGGGACGTTGCGAGCGCGATAAACGGCTTCGCCTTTTCGGGGTTGTCACTCCATACGAACCCCCACTGTGCAGGCAGTTCCTCTGGCTCAGCGGTATAAATACTGCTGTCATAGACCTGTAACAGCTTTACCACGCGCTCTGCGGTACTCTTACAGATAAACCCGACAGGGCGATTGAGCATATTTTCTTTTTCTTTCGCTGTCTGAAAATCAGGAATAAACCTGTCCTCAGCGTTTAATTCCGTTCCTGTCATAGTGTCCGCTTTCTCCTGCACCGCCTGCGCCGCCAGCTTCGCCATGTGCTTAATCGTTTCCATCATACCTCATTCACCCCTTCACTGATTGCCGCATTTAATTTCTCTATTGTCACGCTGTCCGCAGTAAGGGCGTTTAACTGCTCCTCAATGCGGTCAAGCTGGGTTGGTTGTGGTTCTGGCATGGGTTCTGGTTCGGGTGGTGTGTATTCCGAAAACGTACCTGTTTCTGGGTCATAAATCATGCCAAGCGTAACTGTATCGTCACAAGGAATGGCAGTCACAGGATTGCCCGATGGGTCAGGCGGCCAATGCGGTTCTGTTTCTTGGTTTTTCAGAACGTCAATCACTCTGTTTTGTAAAATCATTGCATAAGTTTTCATAGTGCACATGCCCCCCATTCAATTTTCACATATCCATCTCCGCCATTGCCACCTTTCGTTTGCTTCGATGAATTACCACTGCCGCCAGCACCGCCGCCGCCACGAGTCCCATTGCCTCCATCAGAATTATAGACTGCATTGCCTCCGTTTCCCAATGAACCGCCGCCTCCTCCTCCAGCTGATTGAACAGTTGGCGCGTCAGTGGTTCCTCCTTTACCTACCAACCCGTTTTTACCAGCCGTTGCAGGTATTTCTACGCTTCCCCACGGCGTTCCTCCGTCTCCTCCACCAGTACCACCAGCAGTACCTACAGTACCAAGAGTTGAGTTTGTATGCACCGGAGCATTCCCACCTGCAAGTGTCATCAGATTCCCAATTATGGTGTTCCCACCTTTCGTAGGTTGAGGATATTGGGTAGTGGGGCCTTTACCCCCATCTGCGCCAGTTCCTCCTTTTCCAACCGTTATGCTAATCTTATCTCCCGGTATTACATCAAACCTTTTTATAGCAGCGGCACCCCCTCCTCCGCCGTTTCCTCCATGAGCATTGTATTTGCTGCTATAATAATACCCACCACATCCGCCAGCACCGGCACCGCACGCCGTTACTTTTATCTTCGTGACTCCAGCAGGAACAGTGAATGTGTAACTTCCAAAAGATATATATTCTTCAATTCCACCTACAACCGCATTTTTGATGAGTACATCTAGCGGAGTAAACTCATTCGTTCCCAACGTGCTATTTAATGCGTACTTTACCGCCGCCCAAATTCTCATAATTTTCCCTCCTTACGCTGTGAAATTGATAAGGTTTCCCGAAATCGAACCATCTGGATTGAATTTTGTTTTTATTCCGATTTTCATTCCGTCCTTATTTGTAAAAGTTTCGTCAATCGTTCCGTCTGTGTTGAAAACGGTGTCCAGCGGTTCATTCAGTGCATTTGTTTCGGTAATAGAGCCGTCATCGTTAAAAGCAACATGAAACGCCTCAAACCCCTGCAACGCCATAAACGCCGCCCGATTCAGCGGTGTGCCGATAACGGTCGGGTTGTCAGCCATTTCGACCGTCACATATTCACTTGTTCCGTCCGCATGGGTGATTTTTCTCCGCCCTACCTGTGTTGGGGTTCTATCTAAAAAATCCTTCATAGCAACCGTTCACCTCCGCTATTCATCGTTCCGCAGTAGATATATTCCTGCTTCATATTTTCTGTCATTTCCTTGCCGACCGCGGCAACACGTTCCCAATCATTTACTTCCTGCCAATCAAGGTAATCACTTTCCGCAAATACAGGTAAATCCAAGCCAACCAAAAACAACCGCACCAGAGCGGTATAATTCGCTCGGATACGGTTGATTTCAGACAGCCAAGGTATGTTTTCTTCCTGCCAATCTGTGTACGTTTTGCCGTTAAATTCTTTATAGTCCCTGTATGAACGAGGAAGATAATAGCCGCTACTTGCAAGCCATTTCATCAATTCCTTATGGTTTCCTTCAATGCGGTTCAAGTCTTGGTAGTTTAATGCACCTTTGTTGTTTTCTGCATTTCCTTGATTTATTCTTGCACTCTCGGTATCCTCAACGATTCTGTCAAAGACAGGTGTTATCCAAGCCATCATCCACCACCCCCAATAATATATTGGCACTCGCCCTTAATTGAGCCATTATAGGACAATTTCTGCTGAACCATAGTGACAGGCGTTTGGTTCGCAAAGTTGCTTGTAAGGCTTACTGTGTCCCCAACATCCAACTCTGGATAGCCCCTGTCCTGTGCGGTGTAAGTGTTCCTGCGTAGCGTTACCGCCGCCACCCAGTTTGCGTATGCAACAGCGTCATCCCTATTGTCAATCAGAGAGTTGCTCACTCCGCTCAAATCCTCGCCCACATCACTGTATTTCGCCTTGTATTCGATTTTGTTTTCGGTTAGGCTATTTCCGTTGACCGTTACCGTACCGTTCCCCTTAAGCGTTACTACGGTTTTGTAGGCATAGTATTTCGGCGTGCCGACAATAGACAAGCCGCCGCTTACTTCCACCTTCTGATTTGTAAAGGCTTGGTGAGTAAAGGTATACTCATGTGCGGTAGGGGCTGATATTTCAACAGCATTGACCGCCGCCGTCAATTCGGGATTTACCTTGATGGAGTTATACTCGACTGATAGGTTGCGAAGTGGCGGTATCTTTGTTGTTGTTGGCGTATCCGTCATTTTGTCGAAGTTCATTTCAAACCCAGTTGTTTCCGCGTTTTCTCTAAGGATTTGAATATAGCCGCCTCTACTGTGGCTCATAATGCAACGCCCTGCATTTGCTATCAGCTGCAAGCACTCATTCACTTTGGAGGAGGGCAGGGGATTATGCGTATAAATATTCTTCAATGCGTTATCAAGCTGAATTGTATTTTCAAATCCCGCAAACCTCATAACATCGGTTGCAAGGTCAAACAAACTGCGACCAGAAGGGGAATAAACGCCCTCATCATAGGTCATTGTCAAATGGTCTGCCAAACCTACGCACTTTATGCTGACCTCTGCAACAATACCTTGCTTGGATACTTCAAAGTCACCAGAGGAATAGGACAGTCCCCAAGGTATCCACTCAACAGAGCCGTCCGACAATTCGTATCCGTACTGGTAATTGACAGGTTGTCTGCTTTCCAAATACTCCCAAACGCCCTGCGGATTCTCGGGGTCATATCTTCTTTGCATATCAATCAACGTAAACTCAAATTCCTGCTTTGGAATTTTAGAGGTCAAGAGGTCAATCTCTTTTGTAGAGGAGCAGCTCGTAATATCATCGGTAGTCAATCTGCTTACCAGACCATAAATCAAAGAAAGCAACCTTGCCCTACGGTGCGGTATGCTTGATTTTGCCCAAAAGAACTGTACTTCGTTGCAAATCGGAATATGCTCGGACATTTCCCAATATGGCGTATCTGGCGAAAATGTTTTGTCAAAAACAGAAACGCCATCCTTTTTCGCCAAGATACGAAAACTACTCGGATAGTCTCCCATGCTTTCATCAAACTGAAATGTTAGCCCCGGAAACTGCACATAATCATCAAATGCAACCTTTACGCATGGCTGTATAGCGTATATCCCTGCATCGTCACTGATTTCCGTACCGACATACCCTTGATAAATCGGGTTTACTTCTCTCGGCAACGGGTTCTTGCCATCCAACACAAAGCGGTTACGTTCCATGGTTTGATATGTGGATGGGGCAGTTGTCCCAACATCCACGCTATCAATATCACTGTAAGGCAAATGTCCGTTATCTGTTGGTCTGCTTAACCTTGGCGCGTCTGGGTCTGTCACGCCAAATACAATTCTCACATAGGAGGGATTGCGGAGCGTTTGCTCTGTTTCTTCTTTCCATTTTGCTGTTACTGGATACATAAAACCACCGCCCCGCTATTTCCCTGTATCGACAAGAGAAGCCTTTAATCCTGTAAACATTTTCGGTGTGCCGTTCTCGGACACCCAATATGTAGAAACGGAATAATCTCCCCAATACATTTCCCTTGTGATGAATTTACCTTCCTTTGGGTCATAATAGGTCACTTTGCCTATGAAGGTTTCAATCAACTCCAAAATCTTCTGCAAATCCTTTGGATAAATAACCTTCCATTCTAAATTCAGTTTCACTTGGCGGCGGTTTATTTTTTGAGCCACCACAACACCATTTGCATTTCTGCCGCTGTCAACTAACTGTTGACCTTCGTAGTCTTGCACAGAAGGGCAGGTGATTTCTATGCCGTTATATTTGATTACTGCCACAAAAACCACCTACCTTTGAAATGCGCCAAGACCGAAGTTTATCCCTCGTCTTGCGGATACTCTCTGCTGATTGTTATAAATAACGTCTCCATCCAGTTCAATCTTCTGATTCAGTTCGATTGGCTGACTGCTACCATTCGCCATTGCCTGTGACATAGCTGTTAAAACGGCATTAAAAATGGCACGTTCTATCTGGTCATTGTTTGCAACGGCTGTTTTGCTGCCAATACTGCCGACCATTTCTGCTCCTGCCTCTCTTGCAAGAAACAGCTCGCCAGACCGAGGGAAACCACCATTCGCAAACATTTCTATGTTGAAACGCTGCGCCTGTTGCATGGTGTAGCCGCCGATATGACTGTATTTTTTGCCAGTCAATCCTGCCAGTGAGTTCGCGTCCGAAACCATCTGGTTCAGCATCCTTGTAACTTCATCCGAAACTTGCTGCAAGGTCTGTCTGATAGCATCAAACGTGTTGTAAATGTTATCGTAAACTTTCAGCAGATACGCCGTTATCTGTGCCTTGGAAACCGTACCGAAATTCGTTGTCATATCACTTATGGTTGAATAGAATGTATTCATACTTGAAATGATATCTTCCTTTAGCACCGCAAAGTTTTCTCTCAATGTAGCCCATGTCGCATCCCATTGTGAAATATCTGGTGCTTCAACCGATACAACAGGTGCAAGGCTACCACCGCCAGATACTTTGTCTACGATTTCATCAATAACACTGCCTGCACCCTTGACGGATTCTTCCATACCTTCTATGATACCTGCGCCAACCCAAACGCCTGTTTCGCGCTTAAACAATCTGGAAGGAGAGTGGATTTCAGCTTCTTTGTTTACTTTTTCAAGTAGTTTTTTTACAAAGCCGCCAACCTTATTTCCGAAATTACTTGCACCCTCCAAAATGCCATCCAGTATAAAGCTGCCAATACTCTTAATGCTTTCTATGGTTTTTCTCAATTCTTCCATGATTTTCTGCGGAAGTTTCCCGAACCATTCAGCAACCTTATTCAAGATTTTCGGCACTTCTGTGTTTGCCTTTTCGATTGACTTATCTTTCCAAAGAGTAATTTTCTCAAGGAACAGAATTATTTTCTCGTAAATCTTCTGCGGAAGTTCCGCGAACCAAGTGGCAACACTGGTAACGATATTGTTTACCTTCTCGCTGAATGTGTTGTATGCGCTTGTAGCCCAATTCGGTATTGTCTCTGTAAAGAATACCGAGATAGCAGCACCGACTTTGCTCGGCATTTCAGAGAACCATTTGACAATATCACTTACAATCTGTGGTATTGTTTTTGTGAAGAAATCCTTAATTGCGGTCCATTTTTCAGAAATAGTTGTTTTGACAGATTCCCACAATTCAGCGGTTGAAGTTTTTACCTCCGACCATTTCTCTGGATAGTAGCTTACAATTTCATCCCATGTTGTTTTGAAAAAGTCTTTGATAGCGTTCCATGCCCCGACAGCTTTTTCTTTGATGGATGCCCATGTTTCATCACTTACGCCGCCTAACGCACGCAAAGCAACGGATATGCCCTCAAAAGCCAATAATGCACCGCCGAACAACTGACCGCCCGGAATAAACAGAAGGGCGATTCCTGCAATAGTGATTCCTAAGTCTCCGAAATCAATATTAAGTTTTCCGAGCCAATCCTTTATCGTTCTGAAAAAATTTGCAAATTCTTCTTCGATTCTGGATGTATCAATGCCGATAAATTCAAGGAACGGTTTGAGCAAATTATTCCATATTCCAGAACCAATATCATAAAGAACCCTTCCAACCGCCTTGAATACATCACTAACAACGGTCAAAATTCCCTTGAATATTTCTTTCGTTCTTTCAAGTCCTTTTCTGAATGTTTCTGACGTTTGGTACAGGTACACAAACCGCCCAACGATAATGCCGATAACAATAGACCATCCAAGGATTGTAGGCGCAACCTTCATTAGTTCGGCAAGTATAAGACCGATATTTGAAAGGACTTCTCGAAATCTATGCAGTTTTAAACTAAGCCTGCTCAATACTTGCAATTCCTGTAATTTCTTTTTCAGCTCTGCAAGCTGTTTGAACAATCCCATTGATATTTTCCAAGCCGCCAACCCTGCCGCAATAGAGGTAATCAAAGGTAGCAGTTCTTTGAACCGTTTTGCCAAATCCTGTATCTTGGAATCAATCTCAACAGTTTCAAACATATCGGTAGGAAGAAGTTCTCCTGCACCGCCGCCACCTCCGCCACCAGCACCGCCGCTATCGTTCTGTTTGGTATCTATGATGTGCAATTCGTCAAATCCAAGCGTATAGTCCTGCATTTCCTTCAACGCTTTAGCCGCTTTTCCTGCGCCGCCTGCCGTTTTTTGCAGACTTTTCGCGTAGTCCATCTGCACTTTTTTAGCCTGTACCGCATACCCTTTGCCTGTAAGTGCCGCAATGAATTGCCCCAACATATTGATTGCCTTCGCAAGCCAACTAATGAAAGTAGCAAGGTAGGGCGCGACAACAGAAAGAATAGGCTCAAACGCCGCCGCAAATGCGTTTCTCAACTGCATTAAAGCGGACATCATAGAGGAAATATTGGCGTTTACCGATTGGCTGTACTGTGCCAAACTCTGCATACCCTCTACAAATGCAGATTTTATGGTAGCAATCAGCTGAAATACAGTGGAGTACAGTACAGACATACCAACCATTTTTGGCAAAGAAAAGCTATTTCGACCGCCAGAGCGACCGAACAAACTGCCGAGCGAGCGACCTATGGATTTATTCGAGGTTTTTCTCCGACTTGTTTGCCTTCCGCGTTTATCTCCATTCTGCGCTCTTTCCTGCGCGTCAATAGCCTCCTGCTCTCTGGCATACGACATTTCAAATTCCATAGCAGATTCAGCCAATCTTTTATTCTGGTCTATCATGGGTGCGGTCGATTGAGGAAATTTTTTCATAGTGGATATCAGATTTTTGGTTGCCGATTCTGCATTTTCCGTTTCTGCCGTATAGACAGACATAGATTTTGCAGCATCCTGTATCGGCTTTCCGTTAATCTGCTTTCCCATATCGAAAACAGGGATATCACGCCAACGCTTTTGCTCTGCGGTTAAAACATCTTTAACACCCTTACCTCTGGATACATTAAGCATCTTTGTATTTACCTTTGCGATGCCATCCATTTTTAAATTTTTGGATTTCTTTGTAAGTTGTCCGAGATTCACGCCTTTTAACGAAGCACCGATTTCCTTTGCGCTTTTTGCGGCTTCTGAAAAGTTTTGTGCTATGATTCTTGCTTGTTTCGCAAATTCTTTTATGCCGTTAATCTCTATTTCTGGTGTTTTAATGCTCTCCAAAACAGATTTAATTTCACGAATCTGTTTTGTGGAATCTCCTGTTTTCCCGATACCCTCAATAGTTTTGCTCAACTTTTTGACAGACTTTTCCGCTTCTGCGGCATCTGCAACAATCTTTATCTCAAGTTTATCTATTTCACTCATTCTTCGTTTCCACCACCTTTCCATTAACGTTGAATAGGCGGTAATAGAATTAACCATTACCGCCTAAATACTATTTCGGACTTTCTGGCAAACCAGATTCACGAAGTGCCATTATCCTTTTTTTCATTTCAAAAACCGCAATCTCTTCATTTGATTCAGTATTCCGTTTTTCTTCGCTAACAGAAAGGATGGGTTCTTTGATATACTCATTTTTCGCCTTATTTCCTGCCAAATTTTTCTCTACACCGACAATTACAGCAGAAAGCATATACTGACCGTTTATCCAATTCATGTAATCTGCATTTCTGACACGTTGGTTGTACCCCTCTGCAATCGCAAACAATATCCTTGGATTCATTCTCCAAAATTCATCCCACGAAACTCCAATAGCGTATGCCCGTGGGAACCATTCAGCAGTCAACAACTCACGAAACGATTTGTAGTTTTTTCTTATTCCGCTTCGCTCTGATTTTCCGTAGTTTCCGCTTCCGCTGTCTTGTTGGCAGCCAGAAAAAAATCAGACTGTTCCATAGCGTCAGACATAGCTTCTGCCATTTCCTCAAAACTTCCTCCAGAAACAATGTGTTTCTGCATTTCTTCCCCAGCTGCATTTCTTCCAATGCCGGCACAGATACCGAAATACGCCCTCATCATAGACATAGGTTTATCCTGCATGACCTCAAGAGAAATACCTTCATCCTCCAAGTCGCAAACAAGGTTAAAATCAAATTCTTTTGCCTTATACACTTTTCTGTTAATGGTAAAGTTTTTCATTTGCATATCTCCTTTTCTCTTAATTTACTGTATTTCGGCTATGGACTTATCATAGTCAGCCATGTTAGCCGATTCCATATTCAATGACTGACTTAAGATTTTTTTGACAGTGTAATTGTAGTTGGATAGCCATTCTCATCCTCTGTTACCGCAACATCATAATCATTCTCAATCCACTTAGGAACTGTTTTCACAGCTACGGTTGCAGTTCCTGTCAAATGGTCATCTGTTGCTTCATCAGGAGCGAAAGATTCCTGACCAATAAAAGCGCAGATTCCTTCTGAACCCTTGCCATCTGTCCCATATAAGATACAAAAATCCAGTTCCTTTCCCTCGTTTGAAACCATGTCATCCTTGTATTTCTTTTCAAATGCGCCAGAAATCTCCATTGAGCCAGCCGCACGCCTTCCCATTTCCTGTGTTTCTACAAGGTCTTCCAGTGTAGATGTATCCACCATGTTCTGAGAACCAAATGGGCTTGGAATGGCTTTCGCTCTCAACAAAAGTTTATAAGTTCCTGCCCAATAAGAACCTTCTGTTTGACTTGATGTTTTTTCTCTATAAATAATTCTGGATTTCAAACCTGTTGCCATATTTCATTCCTCCTTTTTTGCATAAAAAAATAAAGCCCTAAATGGCTTTATCACGTTAAACTGTCATTTGCTCCTATTGTCCTTTGGAATCTTGCGGTACTTCTGTATGTATCCCCCTCATTAAATTCTGGAAGGGCAATAACCTTGAACCGCATTTCTTTGAATACGTCTGCTACAACAGACATTATTCTGCCTACATCCGATTGGCTTGTGTTTGTAAATACATCAACTTGGAAGGTTTCCAAGGTTGCGTTTATGGAAAGTCCCTCAAGGTCTGCTCCACGTTCCGCCGCCGCCATACGATGAATATAGACGGTAGGGAAGATAGCATCACTTAATTTCTTTCCGTTGCTTGTGAAGTATATGGTCGGATATTTCGATTCCAATTTTGGCTTAGCTTTCGTTTTTACGATTGAGAATACAACCGTTCCGATGTCATAAGCCCATGAATTATCACTCAACCAAACACCTCCTTTGCAACCTCCGCAATCTTTTCTGCTAATTCTATGGACGTTTCATACATGAATGGGCGAGAGGGCATACCTTTTGTCCAGTGCCGTTTTCCGTCCCTGTAATACCACCATCCAGATTCTCCATGTTCGTTCACATCATATTCCCAACCGACAATACCTTTATTTTTGTGTGGCTTCATCTTTCCGACAATACCTGTACCAAACTCAACAAATTTGGCCCAAGGACAGCCAGTGTACACAATCCACGTTGCACCTTTTTTAATGACCGCCCCTTGCTCATAATTGATACTGCTAAGAAGTTCTCCTGTATAAACAGCATCGTATTGAGCAACCTTCATTTTGGCGGTCTGTACGCCGATTTGAGCGAGTTTTTTCGCAAACTCGTTACATTTATCGGTCAAACTATATGCGTAGTTCTCAACCTCTTTTACGGCGTTCTGGATGGACTTATTGGACATGATATTGATTGATATTTTTTTAGACATAGAAACACCTACTTTACATTCTTTTGCAATAGAAACAAATCAACCGTCAGACCTTCATCCGCAACGCCTTTGACAATGTAATCACAGCTTGTCTTATCGACCATTGCCGCTTTATACTGCACTGCTGATTTCTTCCACACCAAATCTCCGACAGACAAAGGAAGTTTTCCCTTGTCATCGACAATCTGAACGAAATTTGTTGAATTATCAACGCCAAACTCCTTAATAAGAGATTCGCTCAATTTGTTACTGATTGAAGCATAGAATGGAACTGGTGCATCGTATCCCATTGTGTATTCCCCTGTTTCTATCGGCACTTTGTTTCCGTCCACAGTGATGTATTTCAAATTGCCATCCTCGTCCGTATCATAGACAGGGACTTGACCGATTTGCTTTGAATAGAACATCTTTTGTCTGTTAATATCGAGCATTTTGAAACCACCTACTCATGATTCATTCGTTCCTCAAGAGTATCAAGCCGATGGTGTGCAGATTTAAGGCTCTGCTCCAACTTGATAATCTTATCATTGTGCTTATTGATTTCTTCTCTCATTGTGGATATTTCCGACTTTATTTCCTGTGTTGTTCCTGCGATAGCATCCAGTTTCATATTGATTCTGGTGTTATCCTTCACACGCTCCTCAATATCCTTTGTGTCTGTATGCTTGCTACTTTTCAACCCGAAAAAGACGGAAAATGCCAAAGATACTATACTTATGAGGTATGCTATTTCGACTTGCATTTCTGTACCGCCTTTCTGCTTAATAATTGCGCATCAGCCCACCGCCACTTGATACGATGCACCCCTGCTGCCGTTTCGTTAAGAAATAGAAATTTATCGAATTTAATTGAAAATTAAGCGGAAAATTTAATTAAATTTCATTTATTTTCGATTAAACTTTCATTATTCTATAGAATTATTGAAACTATACTTTACACTTTGAAACAGCAACGCACCAAAAACGACTAAAGCCAGTTTGCTTTAACCACTTTAAAGGACCTTTACAAACGGGTATACGCCAAAGAACAAATCCTCTCTATTCTTCCAAGAACGGCTCACTCCGTTTTCAGAATAGCTTGCCATATAGGCTTCTCCTGCCTGTGAGCGGTCATATACTGCCAAGTCAACGATATTGTTCTCAAATCTTTTCAAATCCTTGGAAATATCATCCTCTGTGTATGTATCTGGATACATACGCTTTATGGCAATCTCCTTTTTCGCCTGTTCTATCAGTTGGTTCAAAAGCGGATTTTCTTCCTTCTTGTCGAATACCACAGTATCATCATCTTCAACGTGAAACTGCCGCAGTCTGATTTTTACTTGCTCCAAAATGCTGTAATCAGCCATAAGCAATCACTCCTTTACAGTCCGAATACGGACAAGAGATAATGTTTCAGTTCTGTGCCGTTCATTTCTTCTGCTCCATCAACACCTGTGTTCAACGCCAACTGCCGCAGTTCATTGACAGGCATACGAGCGATTTCGCTTTTGGAATATTTCTTTCCTTCCGCTTTCTCGTTAGTATCAGGCACTTCTTCTCCTGCGGCATACCATACACCCTTGTGTTTTACTATGTGTCCGTACTTCATGGCGTTCTCCTCCTTATCAATAGCACTTGATAACGAAAACGCTATCCATTCTTTCGTAAGAGGGCAGTACAATTTCGGATGCAGTTGTCTTTGTATGAACAGGGTCGCTTGTCACTGTAACAGAAACCGCAACACCTGTATTTACAATGGACACATCCGCTTCCTTACTTCCCATCAGTGTACGTTCTTCTGGTGTTGTTCCGTACCATGTGTTACCCAGTGCGCCGTTAGGAATCAGTGTTGCGAAACCATCGGGATAGAATTTAGCAACTGTTCCTTCTTCGTTTTTGTACTGTTTGGAGTAAACGATAATATTTACGCCCAGTTCAGCAGAGAAAATTTCCTTCACTCTGTTATCGTTCATAAAGATATTTGCCGTTGCATTCTGCGCCAAAATTGCGGATTTGATTTTCTTGTTCTGTTTCAGATAGTCCATGGTCTTTCTGGAAACAATCAAGATAGAAGGTCTTTCGCCAGTTTTTGCTTCAACAGAATCCAGTCCCACAGAAACATCGTCGAGAGGATCAGAGTTTTCGGTATCAGACCACTTGTCAGTTGTTTCAGTCAGCTCCGCAAAGTTTGTTTTCTTGTACTCTCCATCCGGGTCATAATTGAATGCGTGCGCAACGCCGTTTGCCTCAATGGAAATCTTAGGAGAACCATCAGCAGGGGAGAGCAACTGCATAATCATTCTTTCCGGCACAACATTCGCACCTTCAATCAGAGTGTTTGCATCGTCAAAAATTCTGCTCAAAACATCTGCTGCGTAAGGGTCTGAAGAATCCTGCACACGCATGATTTCCTGCTCATCAATTTCCTTCACAATCATGGATTCACGGAAGAACGGCATTTCAGTTTCTTTAACAATGAAGCCTCCCCTACTTCTGATTGTAGAGTTTGCATCAAAGTTAGAAGGAGACAAAGAAACAGGCAGACCTTTTGACGTTTTAATCCATTTCAGGTCAAGACCCATTTTCTTTTTCGCAGGGAACAGACCTTCACCAAGATAGGGGATTCTGTTACTCGCAACCTCTGTCTGCACAAGGGCAATCGCCTTTGCGTTATATACGTCTCTAATGTTCATTACTTTACACCTCCTTATTCAAATACAATCAGTGGCATGGCAGTTTTCGCCTCTGTTGCAATCGTGATTCCTGCGTTCGCGTTCGCATTTGCTTCATTCACGCAAGCAAAAGCCTTGATGATAGTTCCGTTGGGGTTAGAATCGTACACGTCATAAAGCAGGATACCGACTGCCGCCGAATCACCACTTCCACCATTTACCTTTTTCCCCTCTGCGGAAATAGGATTCCCAGCCTTGCAAACACCATCTGTAAACGCAGATGCGTCCAAAGTTACAGGTGTGAACAATTCACCGCCAAGTTTTCTTTTCAGAATTTCCTTTTGCGTAGTTACACTTGATTCTTTAAACTTCATTTTTTCATCCTCCTTACATATAATTTTTCAATACGGATTCCGCCGTTTTATTTGCATCGGAAAAGGCACCACCAATTTCCTTTGCCATCTTTTCAGCGTCCGTTTCTTCTTTTCCGTTTCCGCCAGTACCGCCGCCGGGATTCTGACTGCCTGCCGCAATTTCATCTTCCTTGGCTTTAGCTGCTGCCGTTTCTTTTTCGGTAATAATCTGACCGAGAATGTCATAATCGAATGTGCCATCCTCCTTTACAATCTGCGCCGCCTGTTCAGCGGTTACTTTGAATTTTTCAGCCGCCGCCGCTCTCTGGTTTGCCAATGTCTGCGCCTTTTCAAGCTCTGCAATTCTGGCGTTTGCTGTTTCCAACGCTTTGTTTGCTTTTTCAGTTTCAGACAGACCATTGGATTCCAATTCGTCAATCTTTGCCTGTAATTCATCCGCCTTATCGGCTTTTTCCTTGTACTGCGCCGCCTTGTTTTTTTCGGTCAAGACTTCCTTGTTGCTCTGATTCAGCAGATTTGTAATCTGCTCATCTGTTGCCTCTGGAAAAAGTTTCAGCACATCTTCTCGTTTCATGGTTATTACCTCCTGTTCTTTTACTCACGCTTTTGTTACCGCAGGTCGCACCTGCTGAGTTTTGCTATTTACCGCATAGCTGCTTAATTTTTTGCAAACAAAAAACAGCCCCTAAGGACTGTTTAAGTTTTCGTATATTTAAGACTGCATCTGCAATTTACAATTTCCTCCGCGCTTGCCCCTAAAGAGTAGTCACGAGGGAAGGACATTTCAGATACCCCAATATGAAAAGAATCGAATATCCCGACTTTATATCCATTCGCTTCGGCGTGTGTATGCCGCACCTTATCATCACGCATGGTTATCCAAGTCTTGTATTTATAGCCTTGCTTAACCATTCTGGTGTATTCTCGGTAGTTGCCAATGGTATTCGCTTCATTCGCCGCAATATTCATAGCGCGGTCAATAGAAGTAAAGTAGGGCGTATCCTTATTTTCAACGGTTGTTCGGATAATATCTTCTGTGATTTTCTCCGAGTATTCTTTTATGTATGCTGGTGGCTCTCTGACCTTTAGGAACTTCAACGCCGCCTTTTCGTATTCAGCGGAAAGACTTTGAAGAAAATCTTCTTCGCCCTCACCAGATTCCAAGAAAGCATAAAAAAAAGAAATAAAAATCGGCTCAAGTTCTTTCGCCAACTCGAGCCGTTCTTTCTTTTCTTCGTCAGATATTTCCATTTCGCCGAAATAGGTTTCATATACAATTTTCTCTGTATGTAATTCATCATTCGGGATTCTTGACATGAAACCACCTCTTTATTCTTCTGCAACTACTTGAGATTGTTTCGCAATCTCTGCCGCCTTGCGTTCCTGTTCTTCCTTTTCTTCTGCTGTCTGCCACAAAGCGTCCATGTAAGGCTTAGAAAGAAGGAAGGTTTTTTCGGAATCCCCCCACAAACCGACCGTCTTAACCGCGATAAGAGGGTGTATCCCTGCCTGCAACAGCTGATAAAGTGTCTGTGATTTTGTATACATATTGTCCTGCGGACTATGGTTTATCTGCACATCAAAATCCCTTGTGGTAATGCCTAAATCCTCATGCTTAATGCGTATGATGTTCAGCACAACTTTTGCAAGGCGTTTCTCTGCCGATTTTACAATAGGGTCTTTCAGTTTCGCTCTCGTCTTGGAGAAATCCCAACCATTACGAAGCTGCACCGCCCCCTGTGTGTCTCCACCAGAGTTATTGTTATTTTTATTCGGAATGGCGAGAATGGAAAGGGCGTTGTCCCACAGGTCATCCTTTGCAACCTGTGATTCCGTCTGGTTCAATTCCTGTGTCATAATATCGACATCCGCTTTGTTTTCGCCGTTATTCGACTTGACAACCAATGCGCCCTGCTGTTTCATTTTCTGATATGTCTCGCTATCCACATCACAGTTTACGAATTTCACCCATGACTGAACGAACTGCTCAATAGAATCCATGCGGTTTGACTGCATGTTGTTTATGGAATCTAGGATATCAATGACAAGCTCAATATCCGACAACCTCTCATGGTTATTTGGGTATTCCACAATCGGTATGCCGCCGAAAGCATGAAGTTTCCAATTCGTAACCTCCGAATTATGTATTTCGCAGGAATGTGTTTCAGTGAAGCACAATTTATACCATTCGCCATTCTTATTTTTCAATTCCTGCACAGCCAGTATCGGTTCTTCTGTGCTGCGGTTGTAAATAACAAAGGTATTTAACGGAGTGGGGGATACAATGCGAAATTTTATATCTCCATCCGAAAACTGCGCCGCCTTAAAGGAAGTGCCCGTTGCGGACTGCCATTCACCAGATTTAATATCTTTGGACTGTTTATCAACATCAACCATGTAATCATTCAGAATATCAACAGCCTTGTTTATCCGTTCATCGTCCTTGCGGCTGACAAACTGCACAGGCTCTCCATATGTCTGCCCAACCTTGAACTGCACAATCTCATAGGCGTGATTCTCTACAATCTTATTTACAATATCGTCACGCACAATCTTCTGGCGATAACGTATCGGCTGGTCTCCCTTGTAGTAGTGCCAGAGGTAATCAATCGCTGTTTTATTGAGATTGAAAACGCCTATACACTTTCCGAGTACGCTTATGATGTTATCTGGCGTTATCTTCTCTGCGTCCGTATACGCTACTTTCCTGCCATAGCATCCATGCAGGATATCTTGAAGTGTTCTACTATTCATAAAGCACCTCCTTTCCAAAAAAAGACAAAACAAAAAACACTGGCAAGCACCAGCGTTCGTCTGTTCGCATTATTCTTTATTATAACTATAGCAGATTTTTTCGGGACATTGGGGACAACTTCTCATTTTTCAAGAAAACGATAGAACATTTTCTTGACGCTGTCCTCTGTATTTCCGCCGATACGCTTTGCAACGTCCCCCCAAGACAACCCCTCGACAAATCTAAGATGAATAATGCGCCGCATGTGGCTGTCCTCAACGGTCGCAATAAATGATTCTATCTGATTGATTGTTTCCATTATCTCCATTTCGAGAGCGCAAAGTGTAGATTTTCTGGAATAGAGCAGGGCTTTCTTGCGGTTGTATTCAGGATAGGGAAATCCTTCAATGGTAAAACTCTGCCAACCCCCAATTCCACCAGAAACCTTATCTCTGACGCTACCGTCTTGCTCGATTCTTGCTATCTGTTTTTCAAGGGTGTTTATTTTCTCTCGCACCTCAACGCATTCCTGTTGTAAATCAGTGTATTGTTTCAAGATTTCTTTCGTCACCAAGACATACCCCCTCTGAATGGATTGATAGCCGCTTCTACTTTTGCGGTTCTAGCACCCTTCGTAATTCTGACTGCGAAGTTCGAGAATACGTCTGGAACGTCATCTAGCTGCTTCTTTCCGCTTACTGAATATCGTTTCAGAAGGGACATCATAACTCCGTATGGTTCTTTAGGCGTATACAAGGATTGGTCTTTAAAAATAATGTGTTGCAGAATCCAGTTTGAGCACTGAAAAATCCTTGCTTCTTTGTTTGTCTCTGTCGGCGTATCTGTAATATTGCAAATCCAACCCTTAGCCTCTACACGTTTATTCACTTCCATAGCAACCCTGTCTCCGCCTGCGTTTCGCTCAAATTCGCACTCCTGTACTCCATTATTAACAATAGCATTTGCGGCGTTTTCGTACTGCATTTCATAGTCTGCGGTATTATCGCAAACGCAATCCACGCAGTAGTAGTCATCACCGTATTTTTGCAGGATTGGCAGGACAAAATAGTCCGTTCCTTTTCCCTTGGTATCGCACTGTGCGGTAATAATTTCTGGCTCTCCGTGTGGAAGATTGAGGTATCGGCGTATCTTGTCATCAGGGAATACCAGACCCTCTCGCTCAATTGGCTCCTGTTTATATAGGCACCTGTAGGAAATATCGTCCATCAATAGTTGCTGGTCTTCAAAAAACGCGACATCGAACCCGGAAAACTCATAATCAAAATTGCTTTCTCCTGTTACAGGGTCGATGTCAGGAACCGAAATTACCTTTACCCTTGAGTTGCCCTCATACATATTCTGTATGCGCCCGATAACGTCATGAACACTCCATCTGGTAGCAATATGTATCTCCTTGCAGTTATGCCCCGTAGTGTCCTGTATTTTTCTCTGTCTTGCGTCAACAGCGTATTTGTTCCACAGCTTATCAAGTATCATAGGGTTCATTGCTTCTTCGATACCGCCTATCATATCGTCAACAAGCAGAAATTTCGATGCACGAACCTTACCGGCGTTCTTACTACCTACGGATGTACACTGAACAGAGGGGAACGGCTTATATTTCCCGACATTAAACTGCTCCATCTTGGCGTTCGTGTTCGTCACGCTAAGGTTAGGGAATATTTCGTTCCATGCGTATTCATCCGCGTTGGTGACAATATCGTACATGCCATCGTAATACATTCTGGTAATATCACCGCTATGAGAATAAAACAGATTGAAGTCCTTCGGATACCAACCGATAATCGCGGCATTGAAGAATTTCTCGATTGTCGTTTTCCCGGCCCCAGGAATTAGGCTGATACACAGAATATCGTACTTATCATCAATCATCCCTTGCAGTGCATCTACCAGACCAATTTTTAAGAACTGTTTTCTTCTCGGCATATAAAACCGCTCCTTCGGTTCTCTTTTGTGTTCGATATAACGAAAGAAACTATCGACAACCTTATTCTGCGCTTCTATCAGTAAGACGGAATAAAATTTTTCTATAATTTCATAGCTTACTTTTTCTTTGAAAGCGTATTTTTCTAAATCCCAAATTGTGCCTCCAGAAGTATCAACGCAAAAGGTTTCAATGATTTCCTTACACCTTTTTGATATTTTAAGACCGTACTCAATATCCTTTTCATTCGTAGCAGCGGTTTTGGCAGCTTCGCAATACGCATCAATAACCTGCTCATTGATTCCATTTGTTTCTATGTATTTCTCGTAGTCCTGTACGGCACTTATCAACTCAAAACTTGCCATTAAAAAAAGCACCTCCGCTCAAATAAGCAAAGGTGCAAAAATCCTTTGCCCTCAGATGTTTAGGGTTAGCGGCTAACTTCCAATTTGTTAGTCGGTAATTGTTTTTTAAACGCAGTCAGTAGGAATCGAACCTACAATTTCTTTAATCTTTCAGTACTAAATTGTCTGGAATTGAATGCAATTTATTAAGAATGGCATTATAATTTTCAATTACATATCTTGCCGGAATTGCATAGCTCTTAATTCCGTAACTTTTCGCAGTTATATTTTCAATGCGGCAACCACTCCATTCGTAACTCTCGCATATTCCAACAAATACATCAGCTTGTGCCAATTTCTTAATGCTTTCTCCAAGATAGAATATTGCTTCGTTATTTCCTTTAGGCGGATTGTCCTCAATATAACTATCAATCAATTCCAATTCTTCGCCTTCGTATATTTCTGCAATTTTCTTCATTTTCTGAATGCTTGCTTTGATTTCTTCCTCTGTTCTGCCTTTCATCGGTACGCTTACGAATAATTTTTTCATATCATTTCCTCCGTCTATTTCAAATTCCCAAAACTTCTTTTGAAAAAGTTACACACCCCTTGCGGGTTTCATCGTCTATGCAGTTTCCGCACTTGTTATATATACAAATGGATAAATTGCATTTCGTATTTTCGTTGGCGTTCCCGAATTTTTCAACAAACTGTCTGAAGTGAACGCCGCTAATTTCAATGTTCTTCAGTGCATTATCAACAGCTTCTTCTGCCAATTCTTCAAGTGTTTTGCTTTTCATTACCGCACATACCTTTCTTTTCTTCTCCACGCATCATCATTGTACTTCTCAAGCCATTTGCACCGTTTAGCAATACATTTGTGCTTGTAAGCAAGTTCCTTGTTCAACGCCCCAGTATGAGCCTTACAGTGACAGTATCCTATTGCGTTCCCTATGTATTTACCTGTTATGGATTTCTCTCTCATAGGCAAATTATCATTTTTCTAACATTTCCTGTTGCTCATCAGTCCCGAATAGCGTATCTGGGAAGGGCTCGCTTTTTATGTACATGTTGAAGTATTTAGAGGCAGTAGGCACGCTGATTCCTATATGTCTTGCTGCTACGGAAAGTGTCATCCGTCCGCTACAGAACGCATCGAACGCTTCAAAGAATTTTTTCTTGCTTATGGTTTTTACACCTTTCGCCATTACACGCACCGCCTTTCGTTTTTATTCTAAAAATAGCATGGCAGGACTCGAACCTGCATCTCAACAGTGTGATAGCCACTTACACCACATGCTAAATCCTTTCTCGAGCATTGAAGAACAATTCAACGTTTTCATGTTTCTTGTACATCGCTCACTTCACGTCTATTCGCAGGCTAATAACCCGGGGCAAGTCCGCTTTATCGCAGACCTAAAAGACTGCTTTCGACCACGCATTTTTACAACGATTTAACCCATAAGGTTGCGAGTAAGGTTTTCATCGTGAACCCAAACGCCAACAGAGGGATTTGAACCCCCATGTCGGATTCTAACCGACACAATGGTTTTCAAGACCACGCCGTTATAACCGTTTCGGTATGTTGGCAGAGGACGGGGATTTAAAAGACACCATCTCTAATAGTGAAATCCGAATCGACCTCACCTAAATCAAGTTTCTATCCAATCCCCATCATGATTTTTCAGTTTTTGGTTTATTGTCAGTCACGAAACCAGCAAAACGGACTGCCTTGAATGCAGTTTTCATCACTCCAAGTATGTTGGTAGCGTCCATACCCTGTTGATGCCATCCTGAGCATCCCGCATCGTTGCTCTCCGATGTGTCACAATTCCTATCGGTTTGTGTTCCGTCCGATTTCCACGGAGGGGAGCGACCCCGAATCATACGACCAGTCAGCTCGATCAATGGTTGCGATAAACCATGATACCGAAAGACCGCAAATGGATTCTCTCGGACTTGAACCGAGGACCGTCCGGTTATGAGCCGGATGCTCTAACCAACTGAGCTAAGAATCCAGAGTGGGGCGTGATGCCGTTAAAACGCCCCAAATATGAAGTTGGTGTTTGGTCTTGTTGCCAGTCCCCATCGGCATACAAGCCAAAAGCCCACCGAGCCGTGCGATGGCTCTTAACAGGATTCCCCTAGTGGGTGAAAGGTTGTGTTATCCATCGGGAAAAATGTCCAAAAACCCGATGAAAAGCACCAGACGGGAATCGAACCCGTTTCCGCAGTTTGGAAAACTTCTGTTCTGCCATTAAACTACTGGTGCATATATAAGACCCTGCGTCCGAAAATCAGTGTTTAATATCTCGGCATATAGAAAAAGTCACCACAATTCGGAATGTCTTTCCTTATGACAAGGCATAATTTTTGGAATATTTCATAAGACCGCTCTGTTTTCGTATAGTGACCAAGTAGTATTCGCTCCCTATCTTTTTCTGCAATGATTTCTTTCCCGTGTCTAAAAATATCTATTCTATGAAATTTATCCTTGCCAACAGAATGCTTTCTATCTTGACTAATAATCGTTATCATCATGCTCACTCCTTTGGCATATAAAAAACTGTACTGCCAGAGAAGGGGAGTTCTTCATACAGAGCGTGAATCTCTGCAAGCACTTCCATTGCTCGATCTTCGTTCCTATATTCTCCGAGAACAATAGACTTGAGTGTTATATCGTTAAGGATGCCCTTGACATAATTGTTAACTACTAACAGTGATACTCCACTTTCATCAATGGAAGCTGTTCTATCTTGGCTTGAAATTCTCATGTCATTCACTCCTTCGGCTCAAAATAATCACAGCCATAATCATATTCCGTGTAATCAGTGTAATATTCACTATCCTCGTTATCGCAAGTAAAAAGCAACTCTCGATCTACACTGGCATATCTGCACTTACCGCAACATTCTTTTTCATCGTACATTTGTGTCACCGCCTACGAATTTCCTCTGTTTCATGTCTTGGCAGCGATTATCTAGTTTGCAGAAGTAATTGTTATACTCAATGCCACCAGGATATTGCCGTTCCTCGATAACCAAATGCTCACAGCCGATACAGATTGCATCTGGGTGATGTTTTGGAGTAGGGGATTTTAAATTCTCAATCTCCTTTTTCAGATTTTCGATTGTACGGTCTCGCACATCGACATCGAATTCTAAATCCTTAATTCTTCTAAATGGGTTCCAAAACATTTTTGTCACTCCTTTGTGCAGATGGGGGCTTTTTGTTTTTGAGGATATTTGTGGGACTAAGTAGAGGCTTTTTCTACTCCTATCCAGACCCCCACCCCCGTCCATTCTCAACGGCGGAATCATCCAAGCCGCAACAACCGCTGTTCATCCGCATTGGCTATAATTTTCTGTATTTATTCGCAAAATGATAGTTATGCGAATAGTTTTAAATCAATATCTTGTGTCAAGCATTTATTTTAAACTAGATATTGATTTATTCGTTTCCGCTGTCCGTCAATCTGTCTGCATCTTGTGCAATTTCAACAGTTTTAACCTCGTTCAGTCTTGGAAGTTCGGCAGCTGATAGGGCGGTGCGATGTCTGTTAGCATCTGGCGCATATGGGCTGTTCCAACCGTAAAAGTGATTTAGGATTGCGATAACGCCTACAGGGTTCTGCTTTCCTGTGGCTAGTTTGCCCGATAAACTCTCAAGCCTTACATCTACCAGCTTTTTGTAGATTTTTAAAGCTTTATCACTTAGTTTTTTATTACCATTTCCCCATTCTTTTATTGCATCTCTACTTATCCCTGTTAAAAAACTAAACCCATTGATAGATACTTCTTTATCATTCATCAGGGATAAATAAATATATATATCGCAGATATGGTCTACAAGCTCATAGTCATAGGCATTACAATTGCTCATTGCTCCTATACCATTTTTGAATAAAATACTAGATTTTAACTGTTTTGTGTCTGGGAATACATTTTTTTTAATATACATTAGCGCCGCATTCCAGACGCTCTGGGATTCCTTGGAGATATCCGAGATCCCCTTTTCGGCACAGAATGAATCTAAACATGCTTCGATTTCTGAATCGTAAATTTTATTTTCCATGATCCGCGCCTCCTTCCTCGTTCCTGCTGCGGTAAATTAAAAAAGCCGCAGAAAAAGATTTTACTCTCATTCTGTGGCGTGTTGGTATCTTAATCAATAATTGAGGTGCCGTCCTTGCCGTTCAGGTCATCCAGAGCAACGGCGTTAGCTGGATGCCTTTTAAATTCAATTTTCTTTCTTGTGGGATATGATACAAAAATTTAATCATGTTGTCAATAGGGAATTTTGTTTTTTATGATTTAATCGGTTTCTGTATTTGTTTTAAGATTTAATATATTACTACGTACTTAAATTCTTTTTTAGATTTCATTCTTGAATATATTAGATTTCATTGGTTTTACTGTATGAAGTAAGATACTAGATTACATTCTTTTTAACCCCTTACAGATACAGATGCTTGTATGGGGTATCGTGCATCTTTCAAAAGCTATCTTCTTAACCTAGTTTTTTGAGCCTTTCTATTATGTCAGAATCTTCTTTTTCATCCAGCTTGTATGTGATTAAATGTTCTGGCTTCATGTTCAGAATGATGCAAATTTTGTTAAGAGATTTCATGCTTATATTTGCATCGTTTTTCTTGATTTTCCGCCATGTGTCGACAGATAACAATCCATTTTTTACAGCCGTGTAAGAAGTAACCCCGGCGGATTCTAATGCAGCTGCAACGTCAAATTTAAATACAATCATTTTAATAACCTCCTTCGTTTTTCCTATTCTCAATTATACGAATTTCACCGCAAAAAATCAAGATAAAATATCTTTAAAAAGATATCTTCCTAAAATATTAAATCTTTTCAAAGATATCTTTACAAAGATAAATAAATGGTAAAATATGGAAAAATAACCGCCATTTCTGGCGGTCAGGTTTACAATGTTTCTAATCTCGCTCTGGTGAGCATCTCGGCTCGTTTCTTTTCCTTCTCTGCGGTCTCCATCGCCATAAGCTGGGCATAGGTGGCGGCATATTCTGGATTGGCTAGCAGCTTTCGCCGCTCCTGCTCCTCCTGTTCTTTCCGCTCCTGTCTTTCTTCCTCCTGTCTGATTTCGTCTGTTTTCCTGTTATCGAACATAGCTTGAATATCCTCAATAGTCAGCGGTTTCAAGCCGTTTTCGGGCGTGCTGTCGGGTGTTTTCGCATCGGGTAGGGGATTGAACGATTCTGACGTTTCCGGCTCTGCGGGGGTAATCTCCGCCGCTTCTGTATCTGGTGTAGTGTCTGCTACTTTTGTAGATTCTTCACCGTTCAGATTGTCTAATACGCATTTAACAATAAATCCGTTCAGACTGTCCCCTGCGGCGTTCCTGATTCGTTCTTCGTCCTCCTTTTTGAATCTGACAAGGGTTTTAAAATAGTTGTTCTTTTCATATTTTGCGGTTGCCCTTATGTGGGCTTTACTTGTAGCCATCTCGTAACCTCCTTTATTGTTATCGTGTTATTTATTATAACGATATCATAATGATGCTATCGTGTCAATATATTCATGTTATCGTGTTAATGCTATCGTTATAAATATATAGTGTTATCGGTATATAATTTGCACAATGAATATATATCGTTATCGTGTTATTTTTGGCTACTATTCCGTATCGAAATTATAACACGTTAGCGTTATAATATACTCAAGAAGTTAAGAAAACAGCAAAACAAAAGGAGGAAATTAAAATGAAAAGCCAAAAAGAGTTAAAAGAAATCTACATGAATATCATTAAAAAGGAAGTCTGGACAAGTAGCACATCAATGCAGGAATATGCAAGAAAAATGGTTGCATACGTTGTAGAACTGCCAGACGGAACGATTATTGACTTTGATAAACCTAAAATTCAAAAAGATTTCTGCTTTGGTGCAGGGATGTATGCAAGGGCAACCGATGAAGAAATGGAGGAAACTCAAAGCATGGTTGAACATGCCAGAACATCAGAAAACTTTTTTAAAAGAAAAAATCTGGAAGAGATTAACAGTCAGATTGAAAATCTTTATCAGGCTCTTGAAGGGGAATATGAAGTTTATACTTCACTTCATTACTACGGGCAGGAAATCGGATCACGATTAAAAAGCTATAGCATTTGCCGAATTTCGCAAAATCCGGAATATGCGCCGGGATATTGGAGTAACTGTCGTGATTTGAAAAAGTGCGGAAAAGATGAAATTGAAATTATTATTTCAGGGCTTGAGCAAGTTAGAAAAGCATTTGCAAAACGCATTGACACATATTTAAAGAAATACGGAACAAGCAAAGTAAACGCATGGTCGTATATCCGTGACTAAAAAGTCGAAACCGCCTTCGGGCGGTCTTGGGTAGGGCGGCAACCTTCCAACTGATGAGACAAGCCAAGGGAAAAAAGGCATCCGCAGGGCTTGACGTTCTACGGATTTTCTGTGTAAAAGGGAGGTGTAACCACATGAAAAAAGAAAAGTTTTTCGCAGTCCGTCAGCTTACAGGACGAAAAAAGGAACGTGTGCAGGCTGAGGGGTACAAGGTAGAACGTGGCGAATTTGTTTTTTATGTCTGCGGCTCTGGTGGTTCTTGGGGCGTGACAGAAGCAAAAAGCGGTATGTTGATAGGTGTTTACGGAAAAACCCGAAAAGAATGTATAGAAAAATTACAGGCGTTCGACCTGTCAAGGCTTGAAAAATTCGACCTTGAGAAGCTGAATAAGGAAATGCTTTCTCTGCCCCTCTGCGGCTTGTGAGAGGGCGTTTTCTTTTTTTTGGCGGTTAATCGGTCAAGTGAAATAAAAAGGCGGCTTATAGGGGCGAATATAGGGCGAAAATGCATATTGAAAATGTTTTCTGTTTTTGGTATTATAAAAATGATTAAGATTTCCCAGTGGATAAAAGTGAGAAATGGCACTGCTTTATGCGGTGCTTTTTTCTTTGCCAAAAATAGGGCGAAAAATTTTTTGAAAGCAGAACCCCAAAAACCCACCAAAAAGGCAAAATATTCACAAAAAGGCAAAAAATATTGAAAAAATTTTGTTAGTGTTATATGATGGAAGGACAAAACAAAAAGGAGGGTTTTATATGAAATTTCAAAGATTAAAAGACATGGTTTGCGGTGCTGTGATTGCATCAATGGTCTTGTGTTCGGGGTCGGTGGCATTTGCTAAGGTTGCAAATATGAACATCCCCGTATCATTTAGCAACATCAAGATTATTGTCGATGGGAAGCAGCTTTCCACAAGCAAAGAGCCTTTCACCTACAACGGCACAACGTATCTACCTGTTAGGGCGGTAGCGGAAGCAGTCGGAAAAGACGTTACATGGGATGGCGCAACAAAAACGGTTTATCTTGGCGAAAAGCCGCAGAATACCACGCAAACAACAAACAATCAGACGAAAGAATTAAGCGCAAAAGAATACTATTATGAGAAGTACGGTTCTTTTTATTATGACCTTCTGGTAACAAATAATTCTTCTGATGCGCTGAGGATTGAAAGCAATGTAGTTGCAAAGGATGCGGCAGGAAATTCTATCGGAGCAAAGTCTGATTCTGCTCCTGTTGTCGGCAGTGGAGAAACAGCTATCTTGACACATATTTTTGATAGTGTTCCTGCAAAAACAACATATACATTAAAAACAGAAAAAGAAACATATTTCAAATCAGCAACCGCAGATTTGAAAACAACTTCCTCCAAAGCAGGGGATAAGGTTCTTGTTGCTGCTACAAACTTAGGAAACTATGATATGGAATTTGTAAAGGCAACTGTATTTTTCTTCAAAAATGGGAAAGTAGTTGGTTCTGATTACAAATATTTAGACGATAATAGCTACAAACTGAGCGCAGGCGGAACAGTTACGGAAGAATTTGAGCTATTCCCAGAAAATGAATTTGATAAGTATGAGGTATACGTTGAAGCGAGAAAATAATATTGAAAAGGAGTTTAACCATGGAAAACAAAGAAAATGAAGTAAAAAAGTGCAAACATTGCCAGTCAGATATTCCGAAAAAAGCTAAGATTTGCCCGAATTGTCGGAAAAAGCAAGGCGGTAAGTTGAAATTTATTATTGCATGGATTTTTTTAATTATTATTGCGATTGCTTTAATTGGCGGTGGAGACGATTCCAGCAAAAAGGAAGAAAAGGACATTGAATACAACAAGGTTGATATTCAAGCAATGTATGATGATTTGGAAAACAATCCTGCTGCTGCGGCTGAAAAGTACAAAGATACATACATTGAGTTTAGCGGTTCTATGGATGTCATTGACAGTGATTTAGCCTACATCGGCGTTATGCCAACGGAAGGATTACACATCGTTTCCGTAAGCTGCAAACTCAAAGACGATACACAGAAGGATTTCGTAAAAAGTGCCGCAAAGGGAGATATTGTTACTGTAAAAGGCAAGTGTACGGAAGTCGGGGAAATCATGGGATATACCGTTGAGGTGAAAGAGTTGACAAAATGAACAAAAAAATGAAAATTCTTCTTTTCATCGTCATTGTAATTATCTGCGTTGCAAGGTTTTCTTTTCTCAAAGAAAATTCAGAGAGTTTCAACAAGGGACTGGAACGAACAGAGGAAATTTTGGATATCGTAAAAGGCAATTAAAAGCAGAAAAAGCACCTTCGGGTGCTTTTTCTTTTGGAATTTTTAAAAAGCTATTGACATTTAGGTGTGACATAAATATAATAAAGGTGTGACAAGAAAGGAAGTGGTTTGATGTCACCAGCAGGGAGACCGAAAGCGGAAAATCCTAAGTCTAACAGATTTAGCATTCGTCTTGATGCCGAAACTGAAAACAGGCTGAAAGAATACTGTGAGAAATACGGTATTACCAAAGGCGAAGCAATCAGGAGAGGGATACATCTTCTTTTGGCAAAAGAAAAAGAGTAGTCAAAGATTACTTGGCGGTATCTGACTACTCTAAAGCGGAGATTTCTCTCTATGGAATATTTTAACATAAAGGGAAATCTCTTTCAAGTTAAGATTGAAGGAGGTTATGGAAATGAATGGAGTTATCACAATCGAAAACACAGAAATGCAGATTAGAGAGTACAACGGCGAAAGAGTTGTAACATTCAAGGACATTGACATGGTGCATCAAAGAGCAGATGGAACAGCAAGCCGAAATTTCAGAAAGAACAAAAAGCACTTCATAGAGGGAGTAGATTATATCCGACGAAATTCGTCGGAAGCAAAAAGAGAGTATGATATTATTGCTCCCAACGGTCTTACCTTAGTGACCGAGAGCGGCTATCTGCTGCTTGTAAAGTCCTTTACCGATGATTTATCTTGGAAGGTACAGAGACAGCTTGTAGATGTATATTTCAAGGTCAGAGAGGTGCAGAAAGAGCCATATTACAAAGAGCCGCTCGCAGATGATTTCACGCCCAGAGTGCCGATTGTATCTGACTGGTACGAGCGGAACAAGGGCAGGATGTACCGACTTTGCAGAGACAGCGGAAACAGCCGCAGCTATCTGTATCATTGTATCTTGAATCGACTTTCCGAAAGATACGATTTGAACGCCGCAAGGGAGATTTACAAGAATGAGGTCGGGAGTTATCCAGAATATCCGATTGACATTGTAAAATATTTCCCAGAGTTAGAACAGGATGCGGACAAATTCCTTGACCGTATCGAGCGAATGACCTACAGGTAAAAAGGAAAGGGGGCTAATAAAAGCCCCTCAATCCTAAAATATTCGTTTCAATATGTAACGATTGCCGCCACAAGTGACGAGAGCCTTAGAAAGACTATCGTCAATAATTTCCGAATTGGAAATTTCCAGAACCTTTACCAGAGATATACCGACATTGTCGCAGATTCTAACGAACGTGGAAAGCCGCATATCTTCCGTTTCCTCATTGATGATATTATACATAGCCTTGTATGATAAATCGCACTGGATGGAAAGCTGCGAGATGCTCCACCCCTTTAGAAGCATCTCGCGGCATAACTCGGATTTAAGATTCGATATACATTGCCCCGGGTTTACCCCATAATTCACACACCTTTCTATTTTGTAGTCGAATGGAAAGTTTTGCTGAAGGTTTGGTAGTCAACTGCAATGGTATCCTTCTCCCTTCTGGTATAATCGGCTTGTACCTAAAAAACAGGTACTCGCAGTTCTGGTTATTGGGCGGCGTTTGGATTGGCGTTCTCGCCGCCTAATATCTATTGTAAACCTTGAAAATAAAAAGTCTATAGCTAAAAATGTCGAAAATGTAGAAAGGGCGTATAAATTATGTTAAGAAATGAAGAATGTACGGATAAAATGAGCCAATTTCGTGAAGAAATTATCGATTTAATATCTAAATTTGATGATGTGCGCCGCCTGAGGGCGATTCGTGCATATCTCAGAGCACTGTTAGGATGATAAAAAAGAGAAAGTCAATGGATTGCGCATTTCCATTGACTTTTTTTATTACTCTTTTCCGATAGAATCAACAAGTTTTTCCAAAACTTCCCAATCTGATTCATTCAGCTTAGCCAGTGCAGACACGAGCCTGCGCTTGAAACTATCTTTTCCGTTTCTTTGGATTTCGCCAAGCATTTCAGAAATCTGCTCATCTTTAGATTTTACAAACATTTCGTCAATCCCATCTCTGAGCCAATCCTCATTTACAAACTTTCCGTTCCAAGATTCCAAACAAATTATTTTGAAAATCTTATCTGTTACTGGTCTATCTCCTTTTTCAATTTGAGATAAATAAGTCTGTGCTACTCCTATTTTCTTACCGAAATCACTTTGATTCATTTCAAGGAATAGCCTTAATTTTTTCACGCGCTCATTTACACCATTCAATGTAGACACCTCCTTTCTTGTAATATAATAACACAAGAATATTGCAAATGCAATAATGTTTTCTTGACTTCATAACGCATTTGCGTTATTATGATATTGCAAACGAAATAAGGAGGTGAGGAGATGGAAGAAAGAAAATTCGATTTAGATGTAAAAGAAATCCTCTTCCGACAGATGAAAGAGTTGGAAGAGGAAGGCAAAAAGACACAGGATGTTCATGTGAAAATCCGTATTGCGGGAGAAATCGACAGAATCGCAAATACGATTTTGATTAGAATCAACGATTGATTCGTTCTTCGATACTTGAAAGATTTCTCTGGATTGCTTTTAATTCCGAAATTGCATCAATGCTGTTTAATTTTGCCAGTTTTGCCACAGAGCAGCACTGCGATTTAGGAAGATACCAAGCGCAATCGTTTTGGCATGATGAAAAATTGTTCAATGGACATTTTGCCATAAATTCACCCCCTTATCAAATGATAAGGAAATTATAACACAGAAAGGAATGGTGCAATGAACGATTTGGTTCATATCCAAAATACTGATATTTCGGTAAAGGAATATCGAGGACAAAGAGTTGTAACATTGAAAGATGTTGATATGGTCCATGAAAGACCTGAGGGAACGGCGAGAAGAAATTTTAATTCTAACAGAAACAGATTTATTGATGGAGAAGATTATTTCGTTGTTAGTGCGGACGAAATTCGTACAAGCCGCATGTTTCCTATATCCGACAATGATTTTACAAACAAAATTCTGCTAACAGAACAGGGATATTTGATGTTAGTCAAGTCATTTACGGACGATTTGGCATGGACGGTTCAAAGACAGCTTGTGAACGGATATTTTAAGACAAGACGGCTTGTCAATGAGGAATTATCGCCGGAAACGCAGCTTATCTTAAAACTGGCGCAAAGCATCGCCAATAAAGAGTTGGAAGATAAAGAGCGAGACAGGCAGATTGCCCTTGCGAATGAAACAGCGAAAAAGGCGGTTGAAACTACAGAAACAATTAAGGAAGCTGTTAAACCTGTACTTGATAATTGGCGGATTGAGATTAACAGAAAAATTAAACGTGTTCAATTTAGTTCCCAAATTGATTTTCAAACATTGAATACACGATTGTATTCGGAATTGGAACAAAGAGCCGGATGCGACTTAGGCACAAGGCTTAGAAACATGAAGCAGAGGATGGGAAATTCTGGTGCGACCAAAACCGCAATCAATAGTATCAGAAAAATTGATGTGATTGAGGGAGACAAGAAACTTCGGGAGATTTTTTCAAAAATTGTCTCCGAGTACGAAATTAAATATTGCGCATAGAAGGGAGAAAGAAAGATGAACATTGATAAATTAAATGAATTTGATGTTTCAATAGGATTTCGGTTTGCAGAAGCTCATGAGCAAACAGCGGAATGTAGCGATGGTGGAACCGCAAGTGTTATCACGCTGCACTTTGGAAACGATTTTCATGTTGCTGCGGTTGTAGATTTTATTGACGGAGAACCTCATATTATCGAGCTTTATGCGGTTGACGATAATGGGAAGAAAATTTAAGGAAGGAGGTACAGGAAATGAGCGAAAAGGAAAAACAGGTAGTAGAAAAGCTGAAAGAAGCAATTCCGCAGATGTCCGATTTTGATAAGGGCTATATCCTCGGCAAAGTTGAGAGCATGGCAGAGCGGAAAAAAGAAGATGCGGAGGAAAAGGAATGATTGTAATAAAAATTATTTTAATCATATTACAATTTTCGTTTTTTGTAATTTGTACATTAAGGTGTATTGAAAACGAAAGCAAAGCCTTGGGGTTTTGTGCTGTTTCATTTCTTTTCTTCGCAATTCTAAACTTTTTTAGATTGGTAGATTTGGTATTAGTGAGGTGAATAAAGATGTATGTAAATCCATTTGTAGCAGGCGTTTTCGTGACAATCGCATCGGAGATGATTCTGATTTTCCTGTATGCCTTTTTTAATCAGAAGAAGTAAGAAGGGCAGGGATAGGAAATGTCAATCGGGTTGCCGCGTAGAACGCCAACAAATAAAAGAGTAGTAGCCTGCAATATCTGCGGTAAGGTTTGGAACATTGCCGCAACGCAGGATACCAGAAAGGGCTATTATTGCCCGGAGTGTAGCAAAGGTAGGGGTGCAAAACATGAAAATCGAACAAATCAGAGAAACAGCGCAAAAGAAACTGTTTGTAGGCAAGAAGGTTAAGGTGCTTGAGTTCGGCAAGGATAGGCATGGAGCGAACGTCCTGCGAAAAAGAAGAACAGGAACGGTAACAGGGTTGTATCCATTCATCTTCACCGCCATTTTTGCAGGAGGATACACAGAGAGTTTCCGCTACAGTCAGTTCTTTGAAAGTGATGGGGAAGTGGTGAGGTTATGAGAAATTGGAAACGGACTGCGTTTTACATCCGCCGTGGTCTGCTGCGGTGGGCAGCTATGTTTCTGGGAACGCTTCTTTCTCTTTGTGTCATGGTGTTTGTTCTGGAAAATGCTGACGGGAGAATAATGTTTTATCTCGCGAGCAGCGTCATGATTGCAATCGCAATCGGCAGTTTGTTCTACGGAGGGCAGGAAAAATGAAAAATCCTGTATGCAATTTTAACTGTTTTGAATGTCCGCACCCAGATTGCATCTGTGATGATTTTTCGCGTAAGGAATATGTAACGGACGCTGAAATCAACAGAATTGCAGGGATGACGAGAAGCAAAACCGGCTTTAGAAAAAAAGAATACCTCAGAAAGTATTATTCAGAACGCAAAGAATATGCCAAAGCACACCAGAAAAGCTATTACGAGAAAAACAAAGAGAGGATTCGCGAAAAGGCTAGGGAACGTTACCGAAAGAATAGAGATAGATACATAGCAAGCGTGCGCGCTTATCAAGAGAGCAATAAAGAGAAGGTCGATGCCTACAAGAAAGAATACTCAAAAAAATATAAAAGGCGGAAAAGGGAGGAAAGAGAAAATGAAAAACGGCAGAGAATTAACACCAGAGAATGAGTTGCAGGAACTGTGGGAACTGAACGGCAGGGTAAAGGCTGTTATTGCATATCTGAAAACAGACAAATTTGTGAATTCCGAACAAATCTTAGCTATGCTCACTGGCGGTGATGATGATGGCTTACCCATGCAGGACAGGGTTAAAGAATGAATGTGACGGCTGCGGATACTGCGAAAAAGAGCAGGAAGAATGTCCGCACTGCCAAGAGACGCAATACGAATACCTTTATAAAAGGGATGACGGAGAAATCGTTGGCTGTAGCGAATGTATAGAAAGGATGTGGAGTGATTGACGGAAGTGTTATTGAAAAAAATCAGCCTTAAAAACTATATGGGTGCTGAAAATGTGGAGGTTGACTTTTCCGAAAAAACGGAAATCAGAGGTAAAAACCGTTGCGGCAAGTCTACCCTGATGAACGCCTACTTTGATGTTATGACAGGGAAATTTGCTAACGGTACAGCACCGAATAATATTTGTCCTGTGGACGAAAACGGAGAAGAAAAGCCTGTCAAGGAAATCGAAAGAGCGATTACTTTGGAAATCAACGGAATTGAACACGAAATTAGAAAAGTGACTAAAAGAAAGTATCGTAAGGGCGTTTTTATCGGAAATGAAACTGTTTATATTCTTGATGGCGTATCTGCGAAAGCAGCGGAAGTCAATGATTTCTTGTCTGGTATCGCACCGCCAGAAACGATTGCAATGTGTTCCAATGCGTCTGTATTTTTGTCGACCTTGAAAAAATCGACTGCGGATGCCAGACAAGCCGTTGAGAGCCTTTCTGGGTTCGATGTGGAGCGTTTTTGCAAGGAAAATGCAGAATACCAGAGCATTTACGAAATGACCGCAGGAAAGAAAACAGAGGACGTATTGAAGAAACTGAAAAAACGCCTTTCTGTCGAAAACGGAGAACTGGACAGGCTGAATGTTGAATTGGACTACGAGCAGCGCAGACTTGACAGGTCGGATGATTCTGATTTGCAGAAATTGGAATCCGAGAAAGCGGTTATTATCGGAAACATTGATAGTATGGAGAACCTGAAAGAAACACTGAATATTTCAATCGACAGATACACTTTCCTGCTTTCACATATCGAAAAACTCAAAGGCGAGTTATCCAAAATCGAAAAGGAGCAGACAAAAACGCAAAGGGAAAGAATCGGTGCTATCAATGAAGAATTGGCTGTTCTGGATAAGGAAATTTCAGAAAAATCAGCGGAGTTGACCAAAAGAAATACAAAATTGCAGGATAACAAAATCTTTCTTGCCTTAAAAAATAAGGAGTTGATGGATTTGGTAAAAGAACGCCTGCGGCTGAAAAATGCTGATTTTATCGCAAGTGGCGTGTGTCATGTTTGTGGGCAGCCTTTGCCAGAAGATAAAACAGAGGAAGATAGAGAGCAATTTGAGAAAGAAAGCGAAGAAAATATCCGGCTTACAGAAAGTGCTATTTCCTCTGCGGAATCCGAGATTGAGGAAGTTGGAGAAAAACTCAGCCTTAATTCCAAGAAAATCGAAAAATTGACGGCGTTTATTTCCGATAAGAAGAAACGAGTAGAGGAAATTTCCTCTGAAAAAGAAAAAATATTTTCCGATATGAAATTTTCTGAAACGGAGGAATACAAAAGGACTTCGGAAGAATTGGAAAAATCAGAAGCAGAAGCAGCAAGGCTTTTTGAATCGACCGATTTATGGCGGCAGGTAACGGAACGAATCAGCAGCTACAAGGCTGACCTTTCACAGAAAGAATCTGAAATCAAAGCTATTATCAGAGATACCGAAAATACAGAAAAACGAATTGATTCGTTGAAGGAATCCGTTAAGGAACAGGCGCAGAAAATAGCGGACGTTGAACGCCAGATTGATATGTTGCAGGATTTCAGCATTGCTAAAAATGTAGCTCTGGAGGATATGGTAAACAGGAAATTTGAGTTTATCAAAATAAAAATGAGCGAAGAAACATTGAGCGGAGATATTAAGGAAACTTTGAGAATCAATGTAAATGGCGTTGATTATTTCAATGGACTGAACCATGGAGACAGAATCCTTGCAGAAATTTTCTTGTTAAAAGGATTGCAGGACATGAACGGAATCAAGCTGCCGATTTGGATTGATGATACAGAATCCTTGGACGAAAACAGGATTCCAGATGTAAGCCGCCAGTTGATTGTTATTCGCAGGACGGATGATGAAACTTTGAAAGTATGCAATGGGGAGGAATGAGAATGGGAATGAAAGGATATAAATGTTTTCGTAAAGGGCTTATCTGCAAGGATAAGCAGTACGCAGAGAACACGATTTTTGAAGAACCAGAAGCAAACATTTGTGTAAATGGTATGCACTTCTGTAAAAATCCTATGGATGTACTTGACTATTATCCGTTAATTGATGATAACGGCGAAATGTGCGAATTTGCGGAAGTAGAAGCACTGGACGAAACTCTTACAAATGACGAGAAGAAATATTGCACGAAGAAACTAAAAATTGGTGCAAGGTTGTCTTTAGCAGAATTTATTAGGGCGAGTTTTGATGTGACATATCGGCAGATTAAAGAAGAAGTTGAGAGTGTTTCTGACAAAGAGAAGAGCGGACACCGGGCCACACTTGCAGGCGGAGACAACGCCACACTTGCAGGCGGAGACAACGCCACACTTGCAGGCGGACACTGGGCCACACTTGCAGGCGGACACTGGGCCACACTTGCAGGCGGAGACAACGCCACACTTGCAGGCGGAGACAACGCCACACTTGCAGGCGGAAAACACACCATTATGATTTCCGAAAACGATAGCAAAGCTAAAGGCGGTATCGGAAGTTTGATTGTCATGGTGGAGCGAAACAATGAAGGAGAAATCGTCAATTACAAAGCAATCCAGATTGATGGGGATAAATACAAAGAAGATACATGGTATCAGCTGAAGGATGGAGAGATTAAGGAAGCGGAGGAATGAGCATGAAATACAGAAAGAAACCCGTGGTAATTGAAGCGTTTAAATATGATGGAGATTTAAAAGGTGCAGATGGCAAATATTATGTCCCTGATTGGGCTGTAAATGCCTTTGAAAATGGCATCATGCACTATGTCAGTGATGACGGAGAAAAACCACCTATCGAACTATATATTGATACATTAGAGGGAACGCATCATGTGAGTGTTGGGGACTATGTGATTCGCGGCGTGAAGGGAGAACTTTATCCCTGTAAACCAGACATTTTCGAGCAGACATATGAAGCATGTGAGGAGCGATGCAGAATGGCAGAAATGAAGGCGTTAGAGTTTTTGAGAGAATGGCATAGAATGTGTCAAAAGTATCCGTTTTGTAGTGATTGCCCAATGGAAGATTCTTCATCTCGCAGTTGTATGCCTTGTAAGTGGGTTTTTAATGATATAGAAAAAGTAATCGCTACCGTGAAAAAATGGTCTAAAGAACATCCGAGAAAAACGATTTTGCAGGATTTCTTGGAGAAGTATCCGAAAGCTGAACTGATACATAACAAATTTCCAGAAATTTGCCCTCATTCGTTGGGATATGCGACAAATAAAGAGTGCTTTTTAGATACGGACGAACAATTTGTTTCAGAAGAATGCGAAGAATGTTGGAACAGACCGTTGGAGGAGGAATGAAATAATGGCTGAAAATACACAGGTGGCAGAAAAGAAGGAATTTACAACGGCATTAAGCCAGTGGTCGAACGAAATTGTAAAACTGATTGAAAATGACTACTCATCTTGCGGCGTTATTTTTGATGAATATTCAAGAAAGTGTGCCATGGAGGCGGTTGGCAGCATTTACAACCTTGTAAAGAACGACGGCAAAGTAAACATGAACTCTCTCGATACAAGCAACTTGAGGGGTATCGTCGAAAACTGCGCAGGACTGAAATTGAACCCTGCGGCATATCCGAGAGAATGTTATTTCCAGCTTAGAAATGTAAAGCGTGGGAACGAATGGGTAAAGGTTGTAGAAATGGGGATTGAGGGTGCAGGATATGATTCCCTTCTCTCTCATTACGGCAAGGATGTTGCACAGGTTTATCCGTACTGGGTCGTTAAGGAAGGGGATACCTATATCCCACCCAAACATAAGGGTTTGGAACTGACACCGCCAGAGTGGGAAGAAAATGGATTGTCCGATAAAGCGGTTCGGGTGGTATATCCAGTCAAACTGACGGATGGCACAGTAACGTATCTGGCAGCTGATAGAGCAAGCGTAAAGGTCAATCTTTTGGCTCACGTTAAGCAGAATATGATGAACGCTACATTCGGCATTTGTGAAGATAGATACAAGGCAACGGATAAACAGAAAGAGGAAATCAAGGCAAAGAAGAATGAAATTTTGAACGCATTGAGAGCGTGCGATACGGTAGATGATATGTTGGGATGTGAAGTCGCAAGACCATTTATCAGCGGTGCGTGGCTGGACATGCCAGAGAGCATGATTCAGCGGAAAATGTGCAACAACGCCACAAGAAAGTATCCGAAAAATTATGACCAGATGGCGAGACAGGCACAGATTGAACTGGATGATGCATACCGCCAGACACAGGATGATGTTGTGGAAAGTGCAAATGCCGTTGATTTTGACGAGGAAAACATCATTGATGGGGAAATTGTGCAGGAGGGATGATTTATGAGAATTATTAGTCAGAACGGGAAAGTTGATTTGCCGTATGAATGTTTGGGGGTTGAAATTGATGCCATAAACGACACAAAGATTATTGCTTATACAGTAAATTCCGATGACGATACTATTTGGAAATTAGCCGAATATTCGACAAAAGAAAAAGCAGAAAAGGCTATGGAAGAGTTGAGGACGGAATACGGGAGCTACAGAACAGTGGAAGGCAATATGTTTTATTCCGCCTTCGATTATCCCAAAGTATTTCGATTGCCGCAGGATGGTGATGTGTGATGATGATAGTATATACAAACACAGAGAATATCTCAAAAACAGAACATGTTGAATTTGTCAATTATACAGGTTCTTTCCCTAATCTTTGCAGGGGGGTATTGACTTTAAAAATTGACGGAGAAATAGTTAAATTCGGTCATGATTATAAGGATTATTGTTTGAAAACATCAAAATTCAATGATTCTAATTATGATTCGTTTTGGCACTCTGGCGGATGGATAGATGAAGAATATTACTCGCACTTAGGAGAATGGGAAATATACTTAAACGAATTACCGGAACAATACCGTCAGTATGCAAGAGAAATAGATTTGGTTTTTAATTCTTGCGTAAGACATGGATGTTGTGGAGGTTGTTCTTGACGAAATTAAGATGTATTGCAATAGGAAGATACCATGTTGATGGTATTGAATAATCGTTAGGAGGTGCGAAAGTGCTGCTAAAAACGATAGCAACGGGTTCAAGCGGAAATTGCCACGCACTTATTGCAGACACAGGAGAGATTCTTCTTTTGGACTTGGGGGAGAACGAAAAGAAAATTAAGAAAGGAATCGGTTGGAAAATTTCTGATGTTGTCGGTGCGATTGTTACCCATAAACACGCTGACCACTCAAAATCAGTCAATGATTTTGAACGAATGGGTGTTCCTGTTTTAAAGCCATACGAAAACGCCAGCGACATTGGCTTGAAAAATATTTCTGGTTTCAAAGTGCAGTCGTTTGACCTTACAACGATTGATGGCAGATGGGCACACACAGATGCAGACGGAGAGCCTTGCCCTTGTTATGGTTTCCTTATTGAACACAAGGAAATGGGAAGAATGCTGTATATAACTGATACAGCTATTGTCAAATGGCGGTTCAAAAATATCAACCACATTCTTCTTGGCGTAAATTATGACAAGGATATGATTTATCCAGATAACGAAGGAAAAAAGAATCATATTTTCGGCGGTCACATGGAGATTGAGACAGCTTGTGAGTTTGTAAAGGCGAATAATTCAGATTCCTTGCACAACGTCATAATGTGTCATTTGTCAGCCGATAATGCCGATTCCGATAAATTCATCGAGCGTATGAAAAAAGCGTGTCCTGCGGCGAATGTGTACGTTGCAGGGCGTAATGACGGGTGGTGGTTGAGTGATGGGAAGATATGAGTTTTCCTTAAATACAAATATCAAGGCGAAGGACGGCATCTGCCCCTGCTATGGTTGCGAAAGAAGGATTGCTGGATGCCATTCAAAATGCGAGAAATTCACAATTTGGAATCAGAAGCATTTGAAAAATAAAAAAGAAATGCAAAATAAGGCGTTCATCGAAAATCAGGCAGATTACCGAAAGAACGAATACTTTAGAAGAAAGAGGGACAAGCAGAAATGAATAAATGTATTTTTGTTGGCAGAACAACAAGAGATGTTGAACTCAGATACACGCAGTCCGCTAATCCTCTGGCGGTCGGAAGAACCTCCATTGCAGTTGAAAGCGGATACGGAGACAAGAAGAAAACGAGCTTTTTCAATATCTCTGCTTTCGGCAAAACGGCGGAAACAATGGATAAATTTGTTAAGAAGGGTACGAAGGTTATCCTCGAATGTGAAGCAACGCAGAACGAATACACCGACAGGGAAGGGAAGAAGCAGAACACGGTATCCTTTATCGTGAAATCTTTCGAGTTCGCCGAGAGCAAAGCGGCAAGCAACAACGCAGGGCAGGCGAACGATGCTTCGAAACCGCAGAGTAATGCCGATGGGTTTTATCCCATCGACAATACCATTGAAGATGACGATTTGCCGTTTTAAAAAATAAGAAAGGTGGAGACTGATTTTGAGAATAGAAAATTTAATCGTTTTTTTGAAAGAGAATTTTGAAAAAGGGATACAAATGTTCGATACTCCGAATATTGCAGGCGATTTTATGGTTCCTATTTATAAGAAGGACAATATATTGGTGTTGTTCGCACCGGAATATGACTATATTGAGATATTCGGAATATCTGATAAAGAATTTGAAAGAGTTGAGAAAGAGGTTAATCGGAAAAGGCGGTAAGATTTGTAAGGCGGCGGAAAGATGGGAAATAGAATTGATTTAACAGGTCATAGATTTGGAAGATTGGTTGTTTTGGAAAGAGCAGAAGACCATATTACAAAAAGCGGAAAGAACGTTAAGCGGTGGAACTGCTTATGCGATTGCGGAAATAAAACTATTGTTCGACACGGAAACTTGAGAAATGGAAAAACAACTTCATGTGGTTGCCTTCATAAAGAAAAAGTGGGAGCAATAAACAGAACGCATGGGCTTTCCACAAAGCACGGTAGATTATATCCTTTATGGAAAAGCATTAAATACAGATGTTACAACAAAAATGCCAAAAGTTATAAGGATTATGGCGGCAGGGGTATAAAAATGTGCGATGAATGGCTGAATAATCCAAAAGCATTTTGTGATTGGGCTGTTGCTAATGGCTACAAAGAAGAAAAGACAGACAAGCATATAAATGTATTGACAATAGACAGGATAGATGTAAATGGTGATTACTGCCCTGAAAATTGTAGGTTTGTCACAAATGAAGTTCAGGCAAGAAATAAGAGAGATACTATTCCAGATGAAGAACGTTATAGGATTTGCCCTATTTGCGGAAAAGAATATGAAGTTTCATCAAGAAACGGAGCAAAAACTTGTAGTTATGAATGTGGTTTTAAGTTAAGAACCAAAACACACCCGAACACAAAAGATTACACAAAAATCTGTCCTATATGCGGGGGAAGTTTTAACGCAAAAAGGGGAGGTCATTTTAATCAAGCTGTATATTGCAGTGCAAAATGTAGGAATATATCAAATTCTCCAGTATGGGAATATAACGGAGAAAAACTCCGTGTTGTTGAATGGGCAGAAAGATTAGGGGTTACTCCTCATTGTCTATTACACAGAAAGGAGTTGGGGTGGGACATCGAAAGAATATTAACCACTCCACTAAAAGGTGACAATAATGGGAAAGCCAAATTATAAACAGATATATGCAATTAAGGCAGAACGAGAGGGCAGAATTAAAAAAATCTGCCCGAACATTCCGTATTCAAGCGGTATCTATGTGTTTTATAGGACTGATGAGGCGCAAATTCGTCGGGCGTATTGCGGTCAAGCAATCAATTTGTGCGAGAGGTGCGCTTCTCATTTGGGTGAGTACGACCATATCGCATTAAGTCTTAAAAAGCATGGATTTTACAGTGGCGAAAATCCGTATGGTTGGAAACTGACATTTAAAACTTGCCCTAAGAGCGAGTTAGACGAAAGAGAGGTTGCAACGATTAAGTCATTCGCAGATGACGGATTTCAAATGTATAACGTGACCGCAGGCAGCCAATCAATAGGAAAGCTTGTAACAGGGCAATATAAGCAGCCTAAAACCTATTCACAGGGCGTACAGCAGGGCAGAAAGAATCTTGCGAAGGAATTATCACATATTGCCGAAAAGCACCTCACAATCGAAATTAGAGCGGATAAGAGGGGAAATAAGATTTCAGAACGGCAGTATGAGAAATTTATGGAGTTGATGAAAGGTGGCGAATAACAATGAGCAGCGGAAGTTGGAGTTATCTATACTTAAAGGAAGTTGACGAGCTTGTGCAGTATGGAAGTATTAGATTGTTAGAAGAAATGGCTGACTACCTTAATTTGAGTGGATATGAAGATGTGGCAAAGGATGTGAGGAGATTAGTAGAGTATATCAAATCAGCAAGAATCAGAATTGAAACGCTTCACGAAATGCTCAGTCCTGTTTTTAAGGCGGTTGAGTGGTACGATAGCAGCGATTGCGGGAAAGATTCAGTTAGCAGGGCAATAGAAGATTACAGAAACGGAAGGGCGGTGATTGATGGTTGAGATACGGATTGCCATACAAGGGAAGTAAAAATGCTATTGCGAAGTGGATAGTTTCAAATTTGCCGTCAGCAGATACATTTGTCGATTTGTTTTGCGGTGGAGGTGCCGTTACGCATTGTGCGGTACTAAGCGGAAAATGGAAACGCTTTATTATGAACGATATAGACGGAAGGCTGCCTATTCTGTTCAAGGATTGCGCATACGGAAAGTATACAGTTGAAAACAGGAGAGAATGGGTTGATAAGGAAACATTTAACAGGCTGAAGGACAAAGATGCTTATATCGCACTCGTCTGGTCATTTGGAAACAATGGGAAGGACTACATATACGGTGCCAAAATAGAACAATTCAAAAAAGACTACCACAGAGCGGTTTATTCAAATGATACAAGTATTTTGGAAAAGTATGGATACAAAATAAATCCTTCAAAATTAAACGATGTGTATGGGCGTTATCTTGAGTTTAACAGGCAGATAAAGAAGATTGCGAGAAATAATTTGGAGAGTCTTTCAAGGCAAGTTAAGATAGAAAGCCTGCAAAGACTACAAAGCATACAAAGACTACAAAGCATACAAAGCCTTGGAGTTGATTACCGAAGTGTTAAAATTCCGAACGATGCAGTAATATATTGCGATATTCCATACGCAGGAACAAATTGTGGAAAATATCAAGGATTTAATCACGGAGAATTTTACGAATGGGCTGAAAAACAAGACAATATTTTCATATCAGAATATCAAATGCCAGAAAATTTTATTCCGATAGCAAAAACAACAAAAAGTGTTTTGTCTGCGGCAAATAGCAATAGCAAGGTAGCAACAGAATACTTGTTTACCAATCGAAAAACATACAACGGATTTTCGGATGAGAGAAAAGAAAAAATAGGTCTTGAGATGGCAGACCAGTTAAGTTTGTGCAATTTGTAGAATTTAAAAGGAGGCTTATAAAATTTGAGAATCTACATCAGCGGTGCTATTACAGGAACAGAGGATTTCAGAGAAAGATTCCTTGAGGCAGAAAAGGAACTGATTGCAATGGGACATGATACGGTAAATCCCGCGAGGTTGAATGATATCATGCCGAAAGATGCGACACATGAGGAATACATGAGAATGTCTTTTGAGTTGCTCGATATTTGCGATGCAATCTATATGTTGGATGGATGGGAAAACAGCAAGGGGGCAAATCAAGAATATGGTTTCGCCAAAGGAAAAGGAATTGAAATTTACGAGCATAAGAAGGGATGATTCTTGAAATTCATTGATTTTTTCTCTGGAATCGGAGGTTTCCGTAGAGGCATGGAACTGGCAGGACATGAGTGTGTGGGATTCTGTGAATTTGATAAATTTGCAGTAGCCGGCTACACAGCCATGCACCTTATGACAGAACAGGAGCGAGAGTACATAAGCACGTTGCCGAAAAACAAAAGAGTAGCAGAAGCAGGAAAGGAGGAGTACAGGCATGGAGAATGGTACGCAAATGACATTAGAAGGATTTTCGCCGAGGACATACCGAAAGCAGACTGCTGGTGTTTCGGATTCCCCTGTCAGGACATCAGCGTTGCCGGAAAGCAGCTTGGCTTTAACGGAGCAAGAAGCAGCCTATTTTTCAGAGTTATGCGCCTTGTGCAAGACCTCGAAGAAAAGGATAGACCCACATACTTATTCATTGAAAACGTTAAAAACCTACTTAGCGTTAATGGAGGAACGGACTTCCTTAAACTTCTCATTGCACTGGATGAAAGCGGGTACGATGCAGAATGGCAGGTTATCAACTCTGCCGATTACGTCCCACAGAACAGAGAAAGAGTTTTCATTATCGGACATCTTAGAGGGAGAAGTACCGCAAAAGTATTTCCTATCGAAAGAGCAGACAGAGAAAATAGTGTTCAAATAATCGGACACAGAGAAGGATTCAGCAGGAATATGCAAGTGTTCTCTCCGGATGGAATAACAGAATCGTTAGAAACAGGTCAGGGCGGCGGTAGAGGTCATTATACAGCATTCCCTATTTTCTGCGATATGTCAAAAAGTGCAGGAATACAAACCTATGATAAGGCGTTTTGTTTGCAAGCGAGATATAACAAAGGTGTTTGCAACAGAAAAGAAGAAGTAAGCGGTGTATGCGTTCCTGTATTAACGCCTGACAGGGCGGAAAAAAGACAGAACGGCAGAAGGTTTAAAGACGACGGAGAGCCGATGTTTACGCTTACAGGGCAGGACAGACACGGAATCGGAATTGAAATTGCAGGGATTTTGCGGAATGTTAGGACGGAATACGGAAAGAAAATTCGGAAAGATTATGAAGCAGGAAAAATCGATATTTCCAGACATAAATTTCTTGAAAGCGAGATAAGAGAAGATGGGATAGTTAACACCCTATCGACCGTCCAGAAAGATAATTCGCTTGCTGTTAAAGTGAGAGAGGGCAAAGAAAAAGATGGTTTGTTTGTAAAAATATCCGATGTTCTTACCGTGTATGCTGTTTGGTACGAAAAATATCAGTGCTATATTGCTATACGCAAACTGACACCGAGAGAATGTTTCCGGCTGCAAGGATGGTCGGAAGAATATTTCGATAGGGCTGAATTGGTAAGCAGCGACAGTCAGCTGTATAAACAGGCAGGAAACGGCGTGACGGTGCCAGTAATATACGAAATTGCAAAAAGGATGGGGGTGGAGAAATGATTTGCTTATGTAGAGAAATTGACAAGGAGACGGGCGAAATTGCTGTCTACTCAATCAATGCCGAAGTAACGGATCGGCTTTTGTTTATGCTGGGTATCCGCCAGCGGGTAAATCCCGAATTGCGGTATTTTGTAACGCTTCGGGCGAATTTTGACGCAAACGAAGAAACGATCTTAAAGCAGTTGCACCGCAAGCAAGTAACTGATCGACTTTTAACCGCTTTGAACATAGTAGCGATTTGACGAAAGGAGCGGAATACATGAAGGACTACAAAAGCGACATTACAAAAAGAAAGAGGGGGAATGGGAACACGTCTGCCCGAGTTGCAAGGAGTGAAATAAATGACTTATGGGATGATTTTATTAACTGTTGGTATTTCTTTTTTCTTTATTTCTTTAATGACTGCTTTTTGTATATGGAGATTTAATGTGCGGACGAAAAAAATGGTGGAACAGGTACATATTTTACAAGATATGATGGATTATGACATTTCTCATAAAGGGTGCGAAATTGTATTTGACGAGGAGGAATGAAGCATGACAGAGAGAGAAGCATTGGAGTATTTGAAAAACTGCTATTTGGTCGCCGTAAGCCCTTTGAACCCACCGAGGGAAGAATGCGAGAGGTATAATGCAGTTATCGATATGGCAATCAAGGCACTGGAAATGCGTGTACCGAATCAACCGGACTTTGAAGGTGATGGGTATGGCGATGATGGGAAAATCATATTTGATGAGTGGTTATGCCCCTGCTGCAGAACCAGATACGAGGTAGATTATGACGATTACAAATTTTGTCCTAATTGCGGACAGGCGATTGATTGGAGTGATGAATGTGACGCTTGAAGAAAAGATTAAGCAGTTAAGAGAAACAGTAAACCGATTGAGAAGATATACTCCGGCAGAAGATTTCGGGGCGGAAGCAAGGGCGTGTAAACGTACTGCGGAGGGATTTGGACAGGAAGCTGACTGGCTAGAGGAACTGAAACGCTACAAGGACTTGGAAGAACAGGGGAGACTGCTGGTGTTGCCGTGCAAGGTTGGAAAACATAAAAAAAGATTAGTCGATTTAGAGAAAGCCATGGACAAGAGTACTTTATATGATTGGTATGTCACTTCCGTAAAACAGAAAGATACGCCTGTTTGGACAGGGGAACATATTGAAGAATTATTGAATGATTTTTATGTTATTCCAAAAAATAAGGAGGAATGAAAATGGATGCAGTGAAGTTTTTGAAAGAGAGAAAGCGGATGTGTCAGTCTTTCAGAGGCACTTCCTGTGACGGATGTCTTATTCACAAGGAGCGTGGTAAATTGCTGTGCTTTGAATTTTTTGAAAAGCATCCAGAACAGTCGGTTGCAATCGTAGAGAAATGGTCGGAAGAACATCCGCAGGAAACAAGGTTGACGCAGTTTTTGAAGCACTACCCAAATGCGCCGCTGGACATGTATGGCATCCCGTGCGCTTGTGTCAAGGATTTGGGAATCGTGGAATATGAATACTTATGTTCCGATGATTGTACTGATTGTCCAGACTGTTGGAACACGCCGATTGAGGAGGAATGACAAAATGGCAATTAAACCGATTCTATTCAATACGGACATGGTACGAGCAATTCTGGATGGGAGGAAAACATGCACAAGACGGGTTGCAAAAAATGTTCCAGACCACACACATAGGATTGAGCCTATTTATGAAAATGGCCGCTTTCAATTTGATTGTTTTTATTCTTCGTATGTAGCTGCACTTGATGCTGATGCCGACTTTTGTATGCCATGCTTTCCGCCCTATCAGCAGGGAGACATTCTGTATGTTCGGGAAACATTTATTCAAGCAGCAGCTCACACTTTTTGGTATAAGGCAGATGATAATTCATGGATGCCAGAAGGTTTACATTGGAGACCGTCCATCCACATGCCGAAAGCAGCCGCAAGAATCTGGCTGAAAGTGACGGATGTTAGGGTGGAACGGTTGCAGGATATAACATTTGATAGTTGTAAAAATGAAGGTATTTATGATGATTATAAAACTTATAGCGAAGCCTATGCGAACAACTTGCGTCGAGTGGCGTATCCGAAAGCTTTCGCAAGGCTGTGGGATTCCACCATCGAGAAATCCGACATTGACCGATATGGTTGGAACGCAAATCCTTGGGTTTGGGTTATCGAATTTGAGCGGTGCGAGAAACCGAAGGAGGTGTAAAAATGAATAATGCGGATGTAATTAGAAATATGTATGATGAGGAACTTGTAGATTTACTTGTTTGGGGTTCTGTATATTCTTGCGGAATTGAAGTTCCTGACTGCGATGAAGGATGTGCTTATTTCAGTGCAGGCTGTGGTGTAAATTGTCCAGCCAAAAGAAGAGAAAGAGCCATTAGAAAATGGTTAGAGAGGGAGTGGGATGATTTATGAGACTGATTGATGCGGATGCCTTGAAAGAAGTGCTGATAAAAGAGAAGGGATTTTATCCTGCAATGGTCGCAAGTGCGATTGAAAATGCACCTACCATTCGTTGTGATAATTGCAAGGAGAAAGCAGAAAAAGAGAAGAAAGAATACAAGTAGAAAATCAACAGTAAACAAGAGTAGGGTGTTGTTTATGGCAATATACAGGAATTTACACATATCGTTTTGGACGGACAGCAAGGTCGAGGACGATTTCACACCAGAGGATAAGTATTTCTATGCTTATCTTCTGACAAACCCACAGACGAACATCTGCGGTTGCTACGAGGTCAGTTTTAATCAAATGTCACACCATACAGGATACACGAAGGATACAATTTCAAGATTGATTAGCCGCTTTGAAAATGTGCATGGCGTGATTCGGTACTGCGCAGAAACAAAGGAAGTGCTGATTCTGAATTGGCATAAGTACAACTGGAGCAAGTCAGAGAAAACGCTTGCAGGAGTTGAGAATGTGGCAAAGCATATTAAGTCAGATGATTTTAGGAGGTACGTTATGGATACGGTAAATAAAGTCAGGGACGGTGCGGATAATTGCCAGATGGAAGAAGAGCCGAAAAGTATTTCTTCCGTTTCCGAAAAGAAAGTGTCCTATGCGGATATGCTGAATGATATGGTTTCCGAGTTTGCTATTTCCGATTATCTTCTGGAATCGGTGCAGGATTGGATTGCATACAAGGGAGAAAGAAATTTCAAGTACAAAGAAAGAGGTCTGCGGACACTTTTAAAAACAGTGTCGGAAAAGTCAACACAATACGGAGATGTAGCGGTTTCAACAGCAATAAACGAAAGCATTTCAAGCGGCTATCAAGGTATTGTTTGGGAGAAAATTGGGAAGTCTTCCAGTAGTGATATAAACTGGAATTTTTAGGGGGTGTATTTCGTTGACAAAAGAAGAAACAAAGAAAATCCTGCGTATCATGTATAACTGTTTTCAGAATTTCAGACCAAAGAATATTGAAGAGACAACAGAGGTTTGGGGAATGATGCTTTCAGATTATACATATCAGCAGATTTCCGTTGCATTGAAATCCTATATCCTGTCTGACACAAGCGGATTTGCACCGACAATCGGGCAGTTGGTTGATATGGTTCATTCCGTTAGCAAACCGCAGGAATTGAACGAAATGGAGGCGTGGTCGTTAGTCAGTATGGCGATTAGAAACAGCGGATACCGATATACCGAGGAATTTTTGAAACTTCCTACAATCATTCAACGTGCAATCGGAACGCCAGAGCAGTTACATATTTGGGCTACGGATGAAGATTATAACGAGACAGTGGTCATGAGTAATTTTCAGAGGTCATATAGGCTGGTGCTGATGCAGAAAGATGAGAGTGCAAAGTTGCCAACAGAAGCACAGAATTTGCTTTCTAATAATGAAAATCCTGCCAGAATAGAAATGCAGGATAGGATTAAGCAGCTTTCTAATGCGTTTGACGAAAAGAGCAAATTACTGATTGAAGGCAAAGAGAAGAAGGAAAGAGTAGTAAGTGATTCTGTTATGGACACCGTTCATGCAGAATTGGAGAAGATAAAAGCAATGAGTATCAGATAAAAACCAGAACGGGGGAAGATTTATGAAAACGCCAATCGTAAAATCAGATGAAGGAAAACCACAGCTTAACCTTGTACCATTGGAGATTTTAGAGCCGTTAGCAAGAGTGCGTGAATTTGCCGTTGAAAAATACGGTGTTGAAGGTATTGAGTCATGGAGAAATATCTCTGATGACAGACTGTTAGCCGCCCTACTGCGGCACACGGTATCTTACCAGAAAGACCATGACGCGCGAGATGAGGAAAGTGGGCTGCCGGCTGCATATCATGTAGCCATCAACGGTGTATTTCTTGCCATCAAGGCTATGGAGCGAATGAAAGAAAGATGCGGATACCAAGTCAAAGAAATTAACTTTTACGAAAATCTGCCACCAGAGTTGCAGAAAAGGGTAGACAAATTCATTTCTGCGGTTTACGAGGGCGGTGTGAAAGATGAATCTGAATCAGATTGAAAAGAAAAAGCGGTATCAGAAGCAGAAAAGAATCATTGAAGAAGCGAAGAACGAAGCTATTGAAAATATGCAGAAAATCATTGATAGAGGGCTTTCTTCTCAAATGGAACTGGTTATGTTGCTAGTCCTGCATGATAAATTCGGGTTCGGTTCAGAACGATGCGCCAAAGCGTTAGTTGCCTTTGAAGAATTATGGGCAGATGTCGGTGATAAGCATCTTTCGCTTGATGATATCGAGGAAGTAGTAAAGGCTGAAATCGGAATAGAAATGACAGAGGATACTATTTTCCAGACCGATAAGAAAGGGAATAAGAAATTGCTTTGGTCTAACGAGAATACATAAAGGAGGTATTCCTAAGTGGCTTTGCGAGATTTGACAAAGCCAGAATTGCGAAAAATTATAGAGAACGCCAATTTTACCGAGGACGAGATGATGGTATTTCAACTGTCCAGTAATGGCTCTCCCATTGACTATATAGCGGACACGATGAAAATATCATCATCTACGGTAAATCGTATTTTGAGGAAGATTTATAAGAAAATGGAAAGGATTGAGGATATGTCGAAACCAGAAGTGCCGATTTGGCAGAAAGTTACAATGACGATTGATGAAGCGTCCGCCTATAGCAATATCGGAACGGCAACGCTCAGAAAACTTGCGAATAACCCAAAATGCACTTTTGCTCTTACAAACGGTAACAGGAAACTAATTAAGCGCAAGGAGTTCGATAAGTTTATTGAAAATACTATCGAGATATAGACAAAAATTAGCCCTGTATGGTAATATGACGCTGTATGGGGCTTTTCTCAAAATGAAAGGGTGTGTAATAGAATGGGAAAAGACCTTAGAGGTAAAGAATTAGGCGTTGGTATCAGCCAACGAAAAGACGGAATGTACACAGGACGATTTACAACAAAATCCGGAAAACGGAAACAGAAATACTTTCATAAGTTGCAGGAGTGCAGGGCGTGGATGGCAGATGCACAGTTTGAGGATGAACATGGTGATGTGTTCTTTTCTGACTCTCCAACAGTCGATGCGTGGTTTGACTACTGGATAAATGAAGTAAAGGGAGATGGCATAAGAATTATAACAGAAAGAAACTACAGAAGTATGTGGAGCTTTTCTATTTCTCCAATTATTGGGAATATGGAATTAAAAGACGTAAAGCCGATTCATTGTCAGAAAGTACTAAATATGATGAATGAAGGGCATAAGACATCTACCATTAAGGTGCATAGAGATTTAATGTGGAGTGTTTTTGAATGTGCTGTCGAAAATTATTTAATAGAAAGAAATCCTGTAAGAAGGAATGTGAAAGCAACTGGTGGTAAAAAAACAGAAGCGCGAGAAGCACTAACTGTTGATGAGCAAAAAACTTTCTTAAAAGAATCAGAAAAATCATCATTTTATAATGGATATGCGTTTGTGCTGCAAACCGGGATTCGGGTTGGAGAATTGATTGCGTTAAAGTGGTCTGATGTAGATTTTAAAAATCGAAAAATAAAAATACAGAGAAGTGCATCGGAGGTCGCAAAGAAAGGATTTGTAATCGGAGAACCTAAAACAAAAAGCGGGCATCGGGAGATACCGCTTACAAAAGAAGCTGTCAATATTTTATATAGTCAAAAAGAGAAGAATTCTCAAAACAAAATTATTCCAATCCAGTATGCAGATTATATTTTTCTGAACAAAAACGGAAATCTAATTCAAAAGTCAGCGTATAATCAAGGAATATATGCTATTTGCAATAGATTGGGAATGAGAAAGTTCTCAATTCACCTGCTAAGGCACACATTCGCTACGAGATGTATAGAAAGTGGTATGCGCCCTAAAACGCTGCAAGCAATCCTAGGTCATAGCAAAATTGAAATGACGATGAATTTGTATGTTCATGTAACGGATGAATCCAAACTGGAGGAAATCGAAGCAATAGAAAAAAACTTAAAATTGGTGTAGAAATTGGTGTAGAAATAAAAAATACATATAGAACACCTTGTTTTATCAATGTTTTTAATAAGTATATACATTTTGGGAATAAAGTGATATGATAGCTTGATGGATTGAAGAATGTCAGAAAATTTCCTTAAAGGATAAGGAGGATACAGC